AAATACTGTTGACTTTAATGATTCTTTATTATCAATGTCTTTTTCTAATTGCTGACGCTCTAATTTTAGAGCATACTTCTCTTGGTATAATTCTTTGAATCTTTCTCCTCTGTACTCAACTTTTTTCAATTCACTATCAATGCTAGCATCTCTAGCTATATTATTTCTAAGAGCTGATCTTGAATCCTGAATCTCAGAGTTAATAGAAGCAAATCTTTCATCCTGAACATTATTATATTCAGTAATCATTTTTGATAATTGACCTTCGTAGTATTTTCTTTCTGTCGGAGTTATGTTCTCAGAGAATTTATATCCTCCATTTTCTCTGTCATATAGTAACTTTCCATCTTCAATTCCGTCTTGAACGAAGTCAGCCATTTTTAATGTAGACTCAAATGTTTCTGATGCATATTTTTGAAAGTCTTTATTTACAAAGCCATTATTCTCAAGATTCGATTTATTCATAAAATCTTTTCTCTTCTCCTCCAAATTATATCTGTCCAAGCTCATATCCTTAGAATATGCCTCGTTAATCTCAGTATTAATTTCTTTTGCAGTGTTGAAGTACTCTTGAGTGTCTTCTAGTATCTTTTTTACGGCTCCTGCTTTGAGATCGCTATACTCACCATCTCCAATTATCTTTTGAATTTCTCTTTGCTTTAGAATCAAATCTTCACGTTGTGTTGGAGATAAGACATTGTCTTTTCCAAATATGTACATGATATCTTTATCAGCAAAATTCTGAGCTTCCTCAAATGATTTAGATAACTCTGGCTTTAAATCTACAGTATTTTGTTTTAACCCTGATGCAGCTTGTAATGTTGCCACTTTATCTAAAGTTACTTTACCGTCTTTGTCAGTCTTGAATTGAGGGCCTTTAGACATAGCAATACTAGTAACTAGATTCTTACCGGTAGGAACAGCATTAGCTTCTAGTGCAGCTTCTCTTTCTGCTACATTCTGAGTTAGTACTTGATATGACTTTCCTTTTCCTGTATTGTCAACATACCAAGTTTTATTTTCTTTCTTATATAATACACCTGGTCTATCAGCATAAGTATATACTCCGTTAGGTTTTTCTTTGGTTGATGCATCTATTAATGCCCTAGCTTGAGGTGTTGCTGATGCATAGTTTGGATCATAGTTAAAGTTTCTATATCCATTTTGCGTATACATTTCGGCTTTACCTGGTACATTTGATTTAGTCAATTGATTAAATGCTAAACCTTGTGTAGTAGCAACATTTCCTCCTGCTGTTACTAAATTACTTTGTCTGAAATCAGTTAAGTTACCTGCTCTTTGTTGTATAATTGAATTAGCAATATTTACAACGTCAGATTTATTAGCCTGCATTTTAACTGCATTCTTATTCAATTCAGCAGTACGTTTAGCTACATTCTCATTTAACTTAATGTATTTACCTTTTCCTCCTGCATCTCGATACCAAGCTCCACCTTTGTATTTATATAAATCATTATTGTTGCCATATGTATAAACACCTTCTCCTTGAAGTCCTTTTTTAACAACAGGAACTTCTGCTTCAGGTACTTCAGTTTTAGTGACTTTAGGTTTAACTTCAACTCTTCCCTGAGGATTAATTTTTACAGCAGTATTCTTATACTCATCTTTTACAGCTTGAGGATTTGATTGCTGAACTAATATTTCAGGATTATTTGGATCAGGAATAAATTCAATAGGTGCTTCTATTTCTTCTTCAGCAATTGGTTGAACGGCTGAACCTAATTGAGTACTTTCATCAACAATATCAACTGGAACATCATAAATAGAATTGATATTATCATTTTCCTCTTCCTTAATCAATTCATTACCTTCTTCTACAGCAGGTGTTTGTGGAACTTCTTTTTGAACGACAGGTTGTTGTGGCTCTTCTACAATTGGACCTTGAGCCATAGCTGCTTGTTGAGCCATTGCTTGTTGTTCCGTTGGAACAGTAGCTTGTTGTGCTACAGGCTTATTTGGTTCGCCTTCAATAGGATTAATTTTTACATCAAATTGTTCAGGAGTTTGTGCATTTGTATCTTGCGATTGAATAGTATTACCCTCTCCTCCAGTTTGAGTTTGCATTAAATCTTGTTCCATTATAAATATTTTATACAAATATAGCCAATGCGACTATATTATTCATTTGACGATGATGCAGATCCTGATGATTCAGATGATGTACCTCCTTGCATTGTGTAACCAAATTGTTTTTTGTCATCTCCCCATCTACTATCTTCTGATCTTCTTGAATTTTCATCATTAATATTAGCTTGACTATATATAGTTCCTGGCAATGCAATTGCTTGAGATTTAGTAGGGTCTGATTCTAATGGTTTTAAGTAATAAGCAGATCCAACAGAATTCTTTATATTTACAGCTCTATCTAATGAATAATCTCCAATGTTATTTGTATTTATTGGATTCATTTTACCTGTTTGACTACCTACTGAACCCCATGATGATTCATAATATTGAGTCTTAAGTCCAAGTTGATTATTTTTAATGGCTGTCTTGTAAAGGTTTATTTCATAATCATTAAATTTCTTAAATGACTTACCATCTTGATACATGAAAACACCTGGTTTTGAATTAGCTAATTCATTAGCAGTAATTGTTTTTGGTACTTTTTTACCATTTTTCAATACAAATACTTTAACCATTACAGGAGCTTGAGTATTGCTAGGATTTACTCTATAAGTTTTTGATGATTCATTAGGTGTAGCATTTTCTTTAAGCACTACTGAATTAGTATGTGAATCCCATGTAGCAGCTGTAAATCCATACTGTCTAGCTGTCTGAAGCATTTTATTTTTTAATGCAGTACCTGTCAGTCCTTGCTTTTTCATATCTATAAATTCCTGCTGAATTGTTTTACCTGTGGAAGGATTTGTAGATGACATCATGTTATTTCTAACAGTCCAAGGAGTTTCACCTTCCTTAATCTTTCTTGCGTATTCAGCATTAAACTGTCTCTTGTCTTCAGCTAATCTAGCAGCCTCTATATTACCTGAATCGACAAATTTATTTTCTAATTCAACTTGCTCTTGTAATTGACCAGCAACATAATTCATTGCAGCATCTTTTTGTTGTGCGCTATACTTTGTTGATCCAATTAAACCATCAATAACCTGTTCGTAATTTCCAGTAAAGAATTTTTTGAATCCACTAATATACTCAGTCTGTTTTAATGTACCACCACCAAGTTTCTGCATGAATTGATCTCTTTCAGCAACAAAAGTAGGATCATCATATACACCACCAGTACGCATATTAATAGGTAATCTACCAACTCTATTAGGGTCCAATACCTCTTTAAGTACTTTATCTACTTGAGGAATTATGTTCTGATACACCTGTGCCTTAGCAAAAAGTGGAGCCAAATCTTTCTTACCCGTAAGTATTCCATCAAGATCATCAACAAGTGCTCTCTTAATGTCTTGAGCATTTTTGACTTGTTCAGGATCAATGAACTTAGTATCATCAGCAGCGTCTTTCAATACACTACTAGCATATGCATCATATCCATTAACATTCTTAGCTACAGCCTCTAACCTTGAAAACTCTCTTCTTGATTCAGGATCGGCTAAAAATGCATTTACATTTCCACCATGTTTCTTATATAGTAAGTTATCCATTGCATCATTGACAGTCTCGTTAAATTTAGGTTTAAACTGAGAAGCGATATCAATACCTGAATAATATTTATCTAATGCAGTTTGTTTAGCTTTAGCTGATTCATTCAATGCTCTTTTTCTAGCATCGTAAAGTCCTTGAGGTAATAATCCTCCTGCTCCTGAATAAATAGTTTGACTACCTATTCTACTTCCACTAAACGTGCCCACAGCGATATCTCTACCAATCTCAGGGTAGTAATCTTGTACTCCTAGTTTTTCAACTACAGCCTCCGGAATGTTACTCGTTAAATCTCTATAGTCTTTGGCAATATCTTTTTCTACTTGCTCTTTGTTTGCTATAGACTCATATGGTGGTCTTATTGGACCTTTTGGACCTCCAGTTACAGCATTATATGCAGCAGGAGCTACACGTACATTCTCTACGGTTTCATTAGCTGTTTGATTAGCTAATTGATTTGCAGTTGCTTGCCCATATGCTTGCTTTTGCTCCTCAGACATATTAGTAAATGCATTAACTGCATTAACATCTAAATTAGCTTGTATTTTTTCAGCTTCCTTCTTAGCTTCCTCTGCTACTTTCGGTGCTTCCAATACTTGCCCTGCTGTCTCAGCGTTATCAATACCTGCTTTAAGTACAGCATTCTCTGTTGTTTGAGCTGCGGTATTTGATTGAATGGCATTGTTTAGTGCTGTTCCTGGAGCGACATATTGACCTGCTCCAGTAGTAGTTACTTTTCCTGATCCAGAATCAATAGTAACTGAATTACCTCCTAATAATGGCTCTTCTTCCTCTGTTGTAGGAGTAGTTACTTCTGAAGTTTTTGATACTACTTCAGCTACTTTACCATTTGTTAAATTATCTTGAATAGGTGTAGCTTCTGTTGTAGATACTACCTCGGCTATTCTTCTTTGTCTCTTAGCCATAATTATTGTCCTAATCCCATTATACTCATTAGTGATGCCCCTTGTTGAGCAAATGCAGGCGTTGTTGCTGTAGTTGCAGTTGCTGCTGTTTCGTCATTCTTAAGGACTCCTATGCCCATTCCTTTTTTCTTTTGAGCAGGTGTACCTTGTCCTTTGTTAGCACCAAGGGTAGCTAATAAGTTCTGAGTTCCTGCTTTCATTTGATTCTCAGCCTGAGCAGATAATCTATTTGATCTAAGTAATGCTAAGTCATTAGATAAATTAGCCATTCCTTTAACTTGTTCAGCCTCCATTCCTAATACTTGATTCAATTGCTGACCATTTGCTGCAGCTAAGTTACCTGCGGCATTCTGCATTAATTGATTGTATTGACCAAAGTTAACAGGGCCTCCTGCTCTCATAGCTCCAGTCTGATAACCTTTTGCCATTTGACGCATAGCAGCTCTATCAGCTGTTCCTGCGGTTCCTGTTTGTAATGCTTGTCTCCTACGTCTGATTGTATTGAGCATCTGACGCTCCATTGGATTCTCAGACATTGGGATAGCAGCATCAGCTTTCTTTCTATTGATAGCTCCTGCAATCATTTGACCTGCTGCAAGTCCTAATTTAGCACCTTGTCCTTGAAATTTTTCCATCATTTCAGGGGCCTTACTCATTAACATTCCTAATCCTGGGACCATAATATATATTTTTTCAAATTTAACAATTATTTTAATGCTTTGTATTGTACAGCGGTAGATGTAACTAAGAATTCTTCATCTAATGTACTGACAATCTTGAATATTGCAACACGTCCTTGGTTTCTTTCGAACGGTGCAGTTGCTGATCTAGGGATATAGCATTCATATCCGAAGTAATCTTTTATGCTTAAAGGTACGGCATTTGCATCAATTACTGAATCAAATGTATCAGTTTTATAATCAGCAAATGATTTGTAGAAGTAAATCTTTTCAGGCTTACTATTTGAGTTAACTCTGATTCTAATGAACTCTTTGTCAGCAATAATATCTTTATCAGATACACCTGTCAAATAACATTCCATGTCAACTCCATTCATCTGATTACCAATACCTAATTGATATGTACCCGAACCTTTCATTCCAAATAAATTGTTCTTATAGTACAAATACTTATCGTAGTTGTATGAGCTTTGACACTGCAATGCAGACTGTTGAATACCGTAGATTAATGTACTGAACTCAGGGGCTTCATCCTTTGTACATACATTCATAATATACTCTTTAGTTAACACGTTGAATCCTCCTGACAACTTGGCATCGTATCCTTCACCAATCAATTGGTTGTATTTACGGTTAAGTAATTCAAAGAATCCTGTTCTTGCAATCTCATTCAATTGGTTGTCAGAGAATGTGTAAGCAGAGATACCATTAGCAAAGAATATAGCATTTGAATATTCAGCCCAACTTCTCCATGTCTCATCAGACATACCGATAGTCTTATCTATCCAAAGTTGATTTAAGATGCCACCTACATCTGATCCAACTGTCGCTAACTCATTTGCATTAATCTCGTGGATAACGCGCTTATCAACAAGTAATAAACAAACTCCGCTATCTGTAAATGCATAAAGGTTATTACCCTTATCATTAGACAATGCGCTCCATCCAAACTTAATTTCACCTGTATCATCAGAGATATCAAAGTAATTAGATGAAGGGAATGTTTTGATTGATGGTGTATTCTGAACATTCATAGGTCTTTTCAATGACCAAATGATACGTGTACAGAAATCTGTTTGCTCTTCAAAGCCTACCGATGGTATAGTAGTAAACGTATTTGTTGACTGATCCTTAGAGTAATCAAGATTAGTCTGAAGTTCATTCATAGTAAATCTAAATCCACCTTTGTCCCATAGATTCCATTCGTATCCATAGTCATCAAAGTATTCAGGCTTTAAATTATTATCTGACTCAAACTGAGTTCTGTCTCCCGGATCACTAGTGTTCCATTTGTTAGGTCTCGGAATATAATTTATTAATGGGTAATATTGATCGCTTACAGCTTTATCAGGTTGTTCTACATTGAATGCAAATGATAAATTGATTCTTGTTTCAGCTGTCCATACAGTAACTAACTGACGGATAAATGATGAGTGTGTACCGATGCTATCACAGAATTCAAATTGTTCATTGAAATTGTAATTCCATGGACTAGTATTTTCCCATGTTGGATATGTATCTACATACTCATATGTCTTCAATGGGAATGGTGAGTTCATTTTAAACTCATTGTCTGGGAATAACCATCCTCCATCTGTTCCTGAAGGCTCCCCATTATTATTATAATTGTTATCAATAGGAGCCCAAATAGATTCATTGATATAAGTATCTCCACCAAATACACGAACAGGAATACGATTATCATATTGAACATATACTTTAGATCCTGCCGGTACTACTGAAAATGCTGTGTAACCTACTATATTATTGAAGTTTAGAGTGAATACTCTACATACTCCGTCACTATCACCTGCTGTTTCTGTGCTTGTATATACACCATATATGGGGAATCCATTGGTTAATGTAGCATTACTATAAGGAACACCTGCTGCTAATCCTGTTAGTACAGTTGTCAAATCACCACCACTAAAGAATTGAACATTCATCCATCTACGAGATACTCCATTAGCATCCTCTACATAAACAAATCTTTTAAAACTTGTATAAGCAGCAGATGTTTGTCCTGTGATTTGTGGAATACAATCTTCCCATCTTTCAGATACTAATACAGCACTTTGAGTAGTAGCACCTGTTGATTCAAGAACTAATGACTTAAATTTAATAAAGTTAGCCCCATACTTATATTGAGTAGTAAGCCCAGGATTAATATCCGTAGTCTTTATGATATTCAATACATACATTGGCTCTCTCCACTCCATAACGCCTTCTACATCTGCGTTCTTACTTACATTTGCAGGAGTATTCATTCCTGATCTATTGTAAATAGCACCAAGTCCAGAGTCATTAACTCTCACTTTGAAATAACTTTGTCTAGTAGAATTAGTCGTTACTTCATCAAATTCTAATATAGGAAATTGTTTGTTTCCACTTCCATTACTTGGATATGCAGGAGAGCTACCCGTAGTGTAGTTTGTGTATCTTCCATAAGCTACATATCTATAGTTTAACAATGGAAAAGTAGCATCATTAATACCTGATTGATCTGCAATAACAGGATTTAAAGGAGTCAAATCTCTATCTCTTAAAATACGAGCATAGGTAATCATATCAGCAGATTTTCTTCTCTGAGATCCTGTATCATTTCTACTGCTATACACTTCAGTAAAATAACCTAATGGAGATACTAATTGTAATTTATATCCACTTGGGTTATTAATAATGTCATTTGCAATATCAGGATATAGTAATTCTAAATCAGGGAAGTACGCCCAAAACGTATCGACATCTTTCTGAGTATCAGCACCAAATACACCTTCAGCAGGCTTCAATGAATAGAATCCAAGTCCTTGAGCAATAACTTGTTGAGCAGGATCAGTCTGAACTACAGAGAATCCATCTGCCCATGAAGGCCAAGAGTTAATACCCTTGAAACCAAATCCTTGAGAGTAATAATTTAAACCAAATCCATCAGGAGTATAATCTTGCCAAGTAGGAGCTATACCAGAATTTGCAGCTACTCTAGAGTTTACTGCTTTATTTAATTTATTTCTAGTGTCAAATTGAGATGTAGGAGATAACGCTTCATACGTCTCATCATCTTTATAATTGTATAAGTAAGGATCAACTGATCTATCATCATCTTGACCTGTTTTCTCTACAGCATCATAATGATCAAATACTTCGTGAGTTTTTGTAACTACACCATCAGTATTAGCAGCTCTAACCACACCTTTATATGACGTATAATTAGTTTCTGTTAAGTCTGTAATGATACTTCTTCTGTTCGGGAACTCAAAATTGGTCGCATTAGGGATTTGCGTGGCATATGATGGATTATTATTCTTATCGAATAGTACGATACCAAAGCCTGTCTTTTCTCCTCGCATATTGCTTCTATGCATTGCCGCATTATATACGTGCTTATGTCCGGGCTTACCCATGTTCTCAATAGTAGCAAATCTACCAGTTACAGAACTGTCTACAAATCCAATTTCCCCTTGAATATTCTTAGAGTCATACCCAATATTCATTAGATATAATCTCTCATTGTAGTATCTAATAGCTTTAGCTCTTCTAACTGAAGAACCTGTATCAGTCTGCTCGTCAAGAGTCAAAATTGTTGATCCTTCAAATGTAGCTTCTGCTCTATCTAGTACGTCAATTACTTCCATTCCATCAACTACAGGAATACTAGCAATAATTTCAGATACAGGAGCAACTCCAATCGGGTCTCCTGCATACCAAGAATCTCTTCTTAGTTCAATAAATGCAAATTGACTATCGTTTTGATATCTAATTCTAATGTGATTTCCGTAAGGAGTTGAAGACGTAATATCAGGTGCACTAGAAAACGTTCTAGAATGAGGATATTGTGGCTCATTCTTAGGGCTATTGTTTCTAACTACAGGGATTAATTCTGTAATATGCGAGAATGGAGTAGCTTCACCTTGATCATCAACAAATCTATATGAGTAAGAATAACTACCTACACATAATCCTGAAGTTCCAATAACTACATCATATCCCGATGTACCTGTAACTTGCTTAATAAATGCAGGTTTGTAAAGTGTAGCTGAAACTTGTACCGTGTAATCTTCTACATTGAAGTCAACAAAGTAAGTTGGCGTACAAGTTGTTCCAGGATTCATGCCTGAATTATCCATTAAGTCTTTAATTGAAAAAACTAATGGAGGTGTGTTGTTATTTGTTACGTAAATCTCTCCACCTATGCAACTCTCATTCTTATCGTATTGTAGTGGATAGTCTAAATCAAATGGTAAATCAATAGAATATGCGACAATTTTACCGTCTACTCTAATTATAGGGTACTCTGTTACCACTGATGATGCCCATATCTCTACAATGTGTCCATTTACTTCTTGTGCCATCATGCACTCATATCCTGTAAACGTCAGTGTACCAATTGGATTACATCTATTGTCTATTAAACGGAATAGAATCTCCTCTCCTTTAATTTTCTTTTTAGCAAAGTTATCTCCATCCATAGAGATACTACGCATATTTAACGCATCAAGGTGCTCTCCATTTGGTGATAAACCTAGTATCTCTTTGTTTGAGTCAGAATTAATGCCCTTCTCATACGTCTTAATATCTTGGGGATGATGCTGTTGCTTCATTGATCTTTTTTAAATGGGAATCTCTTATTTAAAGTATCTTTTCGTTTGTTGCAGCTACTACAGCCACCCGATTTATCTCCAGATGCTTTAGCTACAAATTTAGCAACTTTATCCATTTGTGTGATTCTAGCTACTTTCTCGACTACATCTCCTAATCCCTGCATCTGTGTCATATGAAATATGTTGTTTACCATTTTACTTTATTAGCCCAATAAGCTGCACTCATCTTTCCTTTAGCAATATTCTTTGCATGACGAGACTTAAATCTGCTTCTTCTACTTGCATAAGCAGCTGATTCTCCTTCTTTCTTCGGGGAACCTTTTACTCCTTGCTGACCAAAACGAATAATCTTCTCAACTCCATTAGCACAAGCCTTAACGACATGTGACTTGGTAGCGTGACCAGGAGTACTCTTCGGTGAGTTGCATTTCATCAACTCTTTCTTAAGTTGTTTAGGCATAATTATTTATGATACATTGATGAGATGTATTCTTCCATAGATTCTTTCTCTTTTGAATCCATAGATTTAATACGTTTTCTTGCTTTATTCCAACTACCTGAAGTTAAGTCATTTAATTTGCTAAATGAATCTTGCCATAATGGACGATACATACGTACATCTCTTGACTTCATTGCATTGTAGAATTTCTCCTCTACGTAATCAACTACTGCACGCTCAAAGAAACGTGGAATAGTAGGCATATCTCCATTCTCTACACCCATTCCGTTGAATACAATACGAACATAAGGGAAGCCACCACATTCTTTACTGAACATGATCAATCCGTTAAGTACATTGTAGTAGAATTTAGGCCCGTAGAAACCTGCTTGATTATGCGTATAAATACGTTGATTTGGCTGATAGATGTCTGATCCATTACTTCCATCGTCTTTTACTTTGGCAGTATATCCATTTCCATCTGCTGTATTGTTGAATAAACGTTTCCAATATACTACTTGGCTCTTTGTAGGGTTACATAATGAGCCATTGTACATATAGATCTCACGAATATTAAATACGTTCTTAGGCATCTCAATTTGGAAGTTATCAGGCATTTCATAATCATGCTGAATCTTCAACCAAAATGTATCAAATGACAACTCTTGTATTGCATCTTGAATACGTGAGATATACCATCCTTTTGGGAATCCCTTCTTATAATCAGTGTCATTTACAGTAGCAGTAATCTCTGCTAATAAATGCTCTATGGATACAAAATCGTTAGCTGTCATTATTCTGCTTGTTGTTGAGTTGTTTCAGGTAAATTTATGGATCTATTTGCATACATCTGAGTATTCAATTCTGCACCGTCTTCACCATCATTAATATTTTCTTTAGGCATTAACATTACAAATCTACCTAATTGTAGTACTTGCATCATTAAGTCCTGAATCATTTCGTCTGGTAATGGAATCTCATCGTCAAGACTACATACTTGTTTTGGATCTAGTGTTGCTTTAATTGCAATCTCTAAATCAATAACATCAACGCACTCAAGTCCTAATAAATAGATTCTATTTACCTTAACTCCATCAATATGGTCACCAATTCTATAGAAATAAGGATTCTTAGCACTAGGTTTAGTGTATTCATCAAGGTATAAGTGTTGAACACTACCTAAATTTACTCCCTGAAACCATACCTGAGCGAAAGATGGTCCTTCACAATGGCAAGTTTCTTCGTTATATGTGATATAGATTACCCCTGAGTTATTTGGAAGATCCATGATCTGAGCAGGTAAGTCTATGTATTTTCTTCCTTTGGTATCTGTTAATACAGGTACATTATTAAATGTAGATGTAAACAAATCAGTATTAGTAGCTATAGTTTGCTGTAGACGCATTCTATTAGCAACTACCATCACCCAATACATTATTTGATTTAAGGTGAAGTCAGCATCATCAAATGCAGCATTAAAGCTCTTATCTAGATCATATATTACGTATCTGTATGTCATCTTACAATATAGTTAAAAGTTGTTGTACATCTTGTGCTGTTACTGCGTATAAGTTAGTTCCATCTCCTTGTTTGTAAGAGATATAACTCAATGCTTTATCAAATAGCAATTGGAATACACTATTTGGGAACTCAATGTTTTGAGACAATGAGATGATAACAGATGGTTTCTTAGCCCAAAATACTGTTACCTTATCATTCTTAATTTGTGGTCTAATTTCAATCTCTGCCGCTTTATCACCTGTATTTACACCTTGGTAATTTGCAGGAGCTAAATAAGCATATAATTTCAATGCATCACATATCTGATTCCCATCATATCCTGCCTCAAATGGATTAGATGCGTTAGTTGACCATTCCTCAACAGTCAATCGTTTACATGAATCAGTAGATGCTAAATGCAATTTGTCACTCAAGAAATAACTTCTAGTTACGTCAGGAGTAGGCACAGGAGGATATCCTGCGATAGTATCTGTAGTTGGGTTAGCAAATACCCCTAAAATAGTCCATACTTCGCTAGGGAATACGTTTAGAGAAACCCTAGAGGTGTTCGTTGTTTGGAACACCCCAGAGTATGCTAAGTCTCTAAAAAACTCTTCTCCTAGTTTATCTTGACCATACGCAGCATTTACGATATTAGTTAACCATTTTACCGAAGCATTAATTGCTGGTATATAGTCTAATGAATCCAAATAGTGATCTGAATTCTCTGCATCCAATGCGAATGCTAACTGATTACGTAATTCCTGTGCTGAGATCATGTCTAGTTATTAATTGTTTTTTCAGTAACTATACGTCCTTCTTTGTCCATAGTTGAATTTCTCAAGTTACCGTAAAGCATTCTATCTTGTTGATTGATAGATCGTTTTGCAGTAAGCTCAACTAATTGTCTACGCATAGCCTCTGGGCTTTGGTTAATTGTAACTCCTTCTTGTTTAGCACGTGCAATAATCTGCATGTCAGACAATTTAGAGATAGATTGTTGTGCTTCAACCATTTTCTGAGCCCATGTAGAGTCAACATTCATTGCTGATTCCATGTTCTCGTAAAATGCGATACCATATTGGCTGTGATTTCTTAAGTAATCCAACTCTGATTGGGATTGAACCTTAACAGAAGATACAGATACAACTTGTACATCACGACCTTTCTTTCTACGTGTTCTTACTAATGGTTTGAATTTGATAGCTCCGTGTGGAGGTAACGACTCTAAACCACGTCTCTTATCACCGTGAATAGAAAAGTTTAATGAGAATGCGAAGAATACTACGGGTTGTTCTAACCAATCTTCTTCTAATTCAGATATATAGTTAGATTCCTCATTAAGAGACTCTCTAGCTGATGATGTTTTTAATTTATTAAGTTGATTAGTGAACTTAGTCTCTAATTCTTGCATCCATTGCTGAACTGTAGATAATGGAATAGCAGGCTCTGCTTTAGGCTCTACGTATTCTTTCTCTTCTTTCTTTACCTCTACTGGTGCGCTCACTTCTTCAAATACTGATTGTTCAGCCTGAGGAGTAACGTCTTGATTTGCTTTTTTAATAGCCATGACTAATTTATTTTAAATGATTAAATAAAGGGGGAGATTTTGTCCCCCCCTGAATTTTTAAATATTACATTGTAAGGTCTAACCATGCACATGCAAGTGGGTTGTGGAATTTAACCCCCATGTTACAGTCTACCCATACATCTCCGTAACGTTTCGGAACACCATCCTCTAATTTCAATGTGTCTCCAGAACGCTCACCCCAAAGTTGTGTACGTTTGATGTTTTTCATATCCAAGATTACGATACGGTTTTCGAATGAACCTGGGAATGATGCTTTGTCTTCAAAACGTTTGAAAGGCACAAGAACGATACGAGAAGAACCTAAGTTTACTTCTTTCAAGTTCAATAATGCGATATCATCGTTAGGAGCGTAACGTGTCAATTCTTCTTTGTAAGCCAAAGATAATGCACGGTGAACACGTGGAGTCATGAATGCCATACGAGCTTGACCGTAGTCACCATACTCAGAAGACAATACCATATCCTCGAATGCGTCAACTAAAGATGCGTTCGTAGCCAATGCGTTTGGAGAACCTGCCTCTAACATTGAAGAGAATACACCACCTGTAGTTTTTGCAGGAGTACCATCAGCAGTGATGATTTCACCTTTTTGTCCTGTCCAGAATGCGTTAGACAAATCGATACGGTGTTGGTTGAACATTGCGTTACGTTCCATTTCAAGGAAGTTAGCAGTTGTTCCCAAAGTTTTCAATTTGTGTAATTCTACTTCAGAGTAACGAATCGCTTTGTTAAACAATTGGATGTAGTTGTTACGCTCGATTGTAGAAGCACGGAAGTACTGAGCAAAACCGTCAGATCCATCGTGGTCAACGCTAGATACGTTAGCCAATACATCGTCAGGAGAAACTGCTGGTAAAGTATCACCATTGTAAGGAGAAACAGTAATTGTCAACAAAGACGTATCAACAGAAACAACACTACCTTTTTGTCCGTTAGGGTAAGAGATAATTGTGTTAGTTGAGATGTTGTCTGTAGACGTTACAGAAATTGTTTGAGTTGTAGGCCAAGATACAGTCGCAGATGCAGCTGTAGCTACAAGAGGCTCACGTTGGTAACCCATTTCTTGGTAGAAGAACTCGTCAGAGTTAACTTGCTCTGCTGCTACCATGTTTAACAATTTCAAGTCCATGAACTGCTGAGGAGCAGCATCAAAGATTGCACGATTAGTTAATTTTTGTACTAACAATGAAATATCATGTCCGTACAATGCAGCGTACTCAGATCCTACGGAGTTGTAGTTCTGATTGTCGAACTTAATGTTCGGTTCATTATATAAAGCCATTTTGCTTCGGTTTTAAAAATTTACAATTTAATTACTATGCGTAAGGGTCTCCTTTAAATAATCCACTTAAGTGTCCTGCCTCTTTAGCAAATGCACCCTGTTGAGGAGCAGCAGCTTTATTCTTGCGAAGTGCAGTTGGACTTGAGTCAACTATTTTTTGGTTCGCTTTACTCTCACCTTGTCGTTCAGCAATCTTTTTAACAGATTCTAACATTTTCTTGCCGTACATAGCGTATGCAACTAACTCTGCTGCATCCTCTTTATATGTACCATCAGCATTCACAAACAGATTCTCCGCTTTCCCCTCAACCAAGATAGTCCTAATTTTTGCAACCTCGGACTTACTGAAGCTTGGGTAAGCCTTACTTAGATTTTCTACGGAAAGGAGGGCTGTCTTTTTCAAGTTTTGAAACTCGTTTTTTTGACGGTTGGTAAACTCCTCACGCTCTTTTTCTAATGCTTGTTTATCTTCAGCGAATAAACGTTTTGTTGAATTTGCTAAAAGCCTTACGCTATTATCGAACTCAGACTCTGAGATATCTCCATCCTCTAAAGATGTTGTTAGCTCATCATACTGCTCTCCAAAATAGTGCTGGACAAGGCTCTCTGGATCTTGACCTTTATAGTCTCCTGAGAAGTCCAGTCTTTGTGAAGATGTAAATGCTGTAGTGTGATCTTCTCCATTTGCCCACAATTGAACTGCCATACGGATATCGCTTGGCATCGCTTGTAAGTCAGCTGTTAAAGCCTCATACTCTTTCTTTACTTCAGAACCCTCTTGGGCCTGATTTCTCCATGTATCGACAGATGAAAAGAACTTAGAAGCATCATTAACCCCAAACTTAGAAGAGATGAGGTCAATCATTTCCTTCGGTGCTTCAAAGTTAAGTTTAATTTCTTTACCCTTTTTTGGAGTAGCCATGATTCCAAAGATGTCATCGATGTCTGCGCTCTCGTCACTATCATCTTCGTCTTCTTCTTCCTCTTCTTCTTCCTCATCATCTGCTTGAACGCTTGCTTGTCTCATGCTAGCCATCAAGTCTTTATACTCTGTTGAGTTTGCGAAGCTTGGGTCCATTGCGGCCAATGCTTCAACTTGTCGAAGTTGTTCTTGCATCTCTGGCTCCAACTGCTCCAATGAAGGAGCGTTAGAAAATTCACCAGATACTCTTTCAACTTCTTTTTCAAAGTTAGTATCCATAACTATTTATTATTTGATTCAAAAATACACATTTATTATAAACCCTGTTTTTTAAGAAGGTCTCTTTCCGTCTTAGAATTCTCCTTAAATGCTATTTTCTCCATTTCTTGTTGGTGTAGCATCTCTTGATCATCCATTACATCTTGTTTTTGCTGTTGTTGTGCAGCTTGTAATTGCTGTGCCATATCTGCCTGAGCAGCTCTTCCCTCAATCATACCTTCGTTAGCAGCTTTGTCAGCTTGTTGCTGTGCCATCAATTTATCTCTATGGAATTGACGTAGTGCTTGAGCTACTAAATCAGGACTTGCTCGGTTAAACAAGTTAGCAAATGTGATTTGATCAATCATACCTGCTTGAAGTAACGTAAACAATAGCTGATTTGCTGCATTTAAGCCTTGCTCAGGAGTTTCTGAACGCTTAATGAAGATTCTATAGTCTTGTAGTAAATGATCCTCTGTAATCGTAATTCTAGATAACCCTTCGTCACCTACCATCATCGCTAATTTACGAGGATTGTCGTGATAGATTGATTTACCTACAGTTGCCATGTGCTCGTATGCTTGACGTAAGATAGATGTCAATGCCCAATAGAATGGTTCCTGTACTAATGAACCTCTTTGGATTTGAGCTTCAACAACTCCTACTAGCATATCACTACCACCTTGAGTTCCTGTCATCGCTTCGTTCACTCCTGTAACATCCTGAATAGATTGCTGTACAGTTTGAATAACTTGGAACATCTGAAGTGTACCTGATCCAATGTTTGTTCCGTATGTACCAATAGCATTCTGAACTGATCCAACTCGGTCTGTGTCTACGAAGATTGGCTTAGATGAGTTAATGTTACGCATGATATCTGCTTCTCCATCTCTATCGTCAACTGCTGACTTAGAAATAACTGTACCTGAACCACGCATGTTAGCCATCTGAGACTCTACAACAGATAAAGTTCTGTTTAAGAAACGCTGTGGATCAATAACATCATCAAGTGGAGTCAATACTTCACCTCTATCGTATATGTAAGTGTAGCATTTGTACGGAAATTTTACGTTAGCTGGATCGTATAATTGTTTTTCTTGGTAAGGTAATACACCATACTCAAGAATGATATCACCATATCCAATCTCCTCTTGAGGGATCATGATACAGTAGCGAAGAACATCAACATAAATTGTTTGTTTCTTGCTCTTGCCCATTTTCTTTTTGTGCTCTTCTGTTTGAGGCTCAATTAAATCCTTATCGGTATACTTGGAATCCTCATTGTTGATCATCGTGTAGTATGGATATCCTGCTTCATCAAGAACCCAACCATAATCTCTTCTCTCAACGTCTTTCCAATATGTCTCGTATGTAGGAACTTTACCACCTGGTATAGTATAGATACCATTTACAATCTTGTGCATATTGTTTTGATTCGTATGATTAGAATACTCCTCAATAGCTTGTCTCTCGTCCTTTGTTAAGTGTTGGTATCTTTCGAAAATAGTCGGACTATCCATATAATACCATTCCCCCATAAATTCAGCATCAGATAGATCAGGCTTTTTAGCCGACATATCCCACATGAAGAACAATGGATTGATGGACTCAGCAGCGTAGTTCTCATTAGCTTCATATCCTTTGTATATTCCTAATCCACAAATAGCTAGGTTACGAGTAATCTGAGTCTTTAACTCATCAATGTTTACTTCGTTAGCAATAAATTCAAGTAAGTTATTAATGTCCTTCTCGTAGTTCTCTACGAATGTGTTGTAGAATAACTCTTCGGTCTCCATCTCTGTATCTTCGATAGGAGCATTCTCTTTGATGATGTCCTTGAAGAATGGTAAAGCATCAGCTACTTTTTGAAGTGACTTCAATTTAGCTAGCTCTTCTTCTCTTTTGTTGATTACGAAATCAGAAATACAGTTTGCTTTTGCATCGTATCCTAAGCGAATAGCATTACCAATGTATTGTTGTACCATTGGCTTGATAACGTTCTTTGTCCATTTAAGGCGATTACGTACATCACCTGATTCATCTAGGAAGAAAGCCTCGATATCCTCTTCGAATATCCATTGACCATCTTGCCCTTTAAAGAAAGACCAGTTGATTAAGCATTTGTTAATGTATCTGCGGTAGATGTAATTACTCATTATGGCAAGGCAATACTTCGCATATTCCTTATGGTAATCTTTATCTTTTTTGGAGGTTAACTTATTAGGTCTTTGTCTCCCTGTGCTAAACATGTAACTCATATCACTTCAGTACGTCATTAATTTTTACGAGTACCTGTTTTCTAGTTTTTCTCTCGACAACTTTAGCTCCGTATGAAGATTCTAATGTCTTCACCATCTGAGGTAGCTCTCCGTATACTTTTACCACTAGGTCAGTGTACTTTTTCTTTTCATCAATGTCCATCCCTGCCAAGGTTACCGAGTCAAGGACAATCATTTCGTTTAATACTTCAAACATATACTGACTCATTAATTTCGCTCTTAACCTGTATTCAGGATTAAAAGATTCCATCTTCTTGATGCCAGCAACAATTTCATCCGGGAGGTCTCCGTTTACTATTCCTCCCAAATCTTTTCTTATCGCATAATCCTTACCATAAGTAAGTTCAAGAGCTTTAACAACTCTTTCTCTTTTGCTCAAACTGTAAATAGGACTTGTTCTGTTTCCTAGTAACCAGCAGAGTCTTACCTCTTTTGCCTTTAGGCTTTTAAATTCATCTACGTCAGCTAGTTCGGGATATTCTAATCTTAAATCTCCGTCTCCTTCCATTCCAAAGATGATCAATTCAACTTCTTTCTCTGCCATAAAATTAGTAAAAATAAGGGTAGGCACTTTTGATACCTACCCTACAAAGATAATTAAATTTTAATTATACAGCTGGACAACCTAAGAAGTCAGCAACAGGAGTATAAGAACCATTTAAAATTGAAGTCAATTTAGTAACAGTTGCAGCAGCTCCAGCATCAGCAGCGTTCAAGTAAACCAAAGCGATAACAGGTTTAACAACCTCAAGGCCATTAACGATGTTATGTTTGATATTTTTACGGTAGATGATTTGGTATGTTTGGTAGCTAGCAGCAGTAACGTAAGTTGCGTTATTTGTTTGAGCCAATACCTGAGCAGGTGTTCCAGCAGGAGCAACCCAAGCAGTTTGATCAGTGATAACAGAAGCAGCAGGAGCTTTAACGATTAACGCACCGTATCCAGCGTTGTCAGCAGTGATACGAACCGTAGTTCCACCTGTAACAACAGCAGAGAAATAAGCATTAACGTCAGCATTGATACGTGCAGTAAACAATGTAGCTAATTCAGCAGTAGTTGCAGATCCATCAACTCCAACTTCGTAAGTACGAGTTTGGTAAGTTGCACCTGTTTCTTTACCTCCACCGAAGAAGTTTTGTACGTTTGGAGCGTAAACAGTCAACACGTAGTTACCGTTGTTAACCATTGTTACAGCAGACAAAGCAACATCAACAACGTTAGCAGTTCCAGCAGCATTTGCAGCATAACGGAAACCTAAAAAGTCAGTAGCTTTGATTTTTAAAGCTGTAGCACCAGACTCATCTTTGATGCTTAAAAGTCCTGAAGCCAAAACTACGTCTGTAGCCGCAACCGGAGTGTTTAGAATCAACGCTGAATCAGCATTGATAACTGGTAATTTAAAAGTAATCATAATAATTTGTTTTTTCACTGACCGAAGTCTGTGTTGGTTAAAATTAATTAACTACACCGTGTAGTTCTCTGCAAATGTAAACAAAAAATTTAATTAAAAATTATGGGTTTGGGTTTTTTCTTTTTCTTTTTGATTAAGTATATGTGAGTATATACGTAGTATATACGAATATATAGTTAATCTTTTCTTTTCTCTTTTTCTTTTTTTGCTTCTTTTTTTAAAAAAAATGCAGAAATAGTTTGGAGATTAAAAAATGATTCATAGATTTGCAGAGTGTTGGCGCATAAGCATAGAAAAAATTTAAAGGTTATACTAGCCCCCTATTCTCCAGTAACGCCAACACACACTCAATGGGGGGCTTTTTATTTTTGTTGGTATGGAACAATTTAGAGTAGTGTGTGTGAATGACAGATTTTGCCCAATGGGCTTCCCTCCTCAGTTGTGGATTATGAAAGGAGAGATCTACACCGTGGTAGACGCAAAGTATTTAGCAAGGCAGCATATGACGATAGGCTACAAGCTTGCAGAGATTGAATTACCTGAGGATTCAGTGTATCAGTACTTTCTTTCGAATAGATTCAGGCCGTATACTGATGAGGATGAAATGCTAGAAGCAGCACTAGAAGAATTGTTAGAAGAAACAGAGCCTATTGTTGTGTAACGAATAATTTATATATTTGTTTCATAAAAAAAGAAATAAATTGAATTTAATCGCCACATTATGAGTACCTCATCTTCGTACTCAAGCAACAAACTAAGACAAGTCCTAACGAATGGGACTCAACACTTCATCATCAAGTCTTATGTCTATACGGCTTTTGAATACGACAGAAAAGTTCCCGAATATCATCTTTATTGGATCAACATGAATAAAGGTTTACTTGAGGATATGCCCATGTATCAGAGATTGTCATGTAAGCATATGAATAAGAAAGAGAAAAGCTACTTCTGGTCTATAGCTGATCAATATAATGTTGTGGTTAGCGGTGAAGATGGAATAGTTTGGGAAAATAAAAAACTAGGCCTCAATAAAGACCTAGTTCAAAATCAATCTTACGAAGAAGATATTATTTCTTAGATTTAAGAGCTTTTAATTCAGTAGATAATTCCTGTATAGCTTTAACTAAGATAGGAATTAGTTTACCGTATGATGCTTCTAGCTTCTCAGGGTTCTCGTCATAAACTAACTTAAGCACTTCAGACATCTCTACTGCTTCTTCAGCTGATTTCAATTCTTGAGCAATAAATCCAAAGTCAGCGATGTCATGTTTACCATTCTCGTCACGGTCATCCCAAACAAATGTTACAGGGCGAAGACCATCAATAAACTCAAGACCTACATTTAAGTCTTTAACTTCTTTCTTATCTCTTGCATCTGATAAAGATGTAATCGAAGTAACTGCACAACGTAAAACATTGTGATCTGAGCTACCTAATGTAATAGAGTTTGAAGTAGTTGCCGCAGCAGCATTAGATTGATATCCTAATACAATATTGTTTGTTCCTGTTGTCGTTGTTCCTCCTGCGATATGACCTAAAAAAACATTATTGTTTCCTGTAACTTGTTGGCCTGCACCTGTACCAACTACAACATTAGCTGTACCTGTAGTTATAAGCTGACCTGCTGCTGCTCCAATAGAAACATTACTAGATCCTGATGAAATATTAGCTCCTGATTGTTTACCAAATAATGTATTACCATTTGATGAACCATTTAACATTCCACCTGTTCCCCAACCTATATATGTATTATTTATTCCAGCTACAGCAGTACCTGAATACGTAAGTTTCATTGAACTTAATGAATCATCTAGATCCAAAAATACATTACTTACTCTTACACCATTTCCACTAAATGGTAATATCTCATCTACGTTTATTTGACTCATGTCTATTTATTTTTTAATGTTTCTACTTCTGCAGCTAAATCTTTTATAGCTTGAACTAATACAGGAATTAATTTACCATAAGTGGCTTCTAATCTTTCAGGATTAGACTCATATACTAATTTTAATGTATCGGCCATCTCAATATCTTCTTGTGCGGATTTTAAGTCTTGCGCGATAAAACCAAAGTCAGCTATATCGTGCTTACCTTCTTCTCTACGGTCATCCCAAACAAACTCTACAGGACGAAGTGACTTAACAAAGTCAAGTCCTGCACGTAAGTCAGTAATATCTTTTTTATCTCTTGCATCAGATAATGATGTGATAGCTGTTACATTACAACGAAGAGCTGAAATCAAAAAGTTACCTAATGTTATTTCATTACTTACTGTGTTTGAAGATGGAGAAGCAAAGTCTCCTAATAATATATTATTAGAACCTGATTGTAGCATATATGATGCTAATGAACTACCACCAATAATTACATTTTTGTTACCATAAACAAGATTTGCTCCTGCCTGTACTCCCAAAAATATATTACCCGACCCGCTTAGTGATGGATTTGATGGATGAGTTTGAAGATAATATCCTGCCTCTTGTCCAATTGAAATATTATGAGCTCCACCTGTTAAAAAGTTTAATGATTGCTTACCAATTGCAACATTACCAAGACTACTTGTTAATGACTCTAAACTTCCTTCTCCAATAGCTATATTGTAATGTGTAGGATTTGCTACAGTTGGTTTACTAATATTAATTCCACTAACAGTAACAACATCAGATCCTAATGTAAATGGTTGTACTATGTCTACGTTAATCTGACTCATTTGTCTTTGTTTTTATTGTTATAAAATATTTAATGTTGTTCCTAATGGAATAGTTAATGCACCAGACATAAGTAATGGTCCAGTATAGTTAATTGTTGCTCCAGCAGGTAAAGTAATGTCTTGTGTAATTGCACCTACAATAGTAAACCCATTAGCATAAATACTAGATCCTAATACTTGTTGATTTCCACCTGCATTTAATTCAGATACAATCTGTTGAATATCTTCTACGATATATTTTTCATTTGATTTCTGACCGAAACCAGACAATGATGATCTTTGAGTAATTGCCATAATTATTTATTTTCTACAAATATACTTGTTTTATTAATCTAATACTTTTAGGATCTTTCCGGTGCGAGAGTCGACCCGCGCCCTCTTCATCCTGAAGTTAGTCTCCTTACACTGCACATATCTGATCACTACGTGCGTATTCTTATCTTCGTTACGTATGTTCTCAGGTTCGTACCTAGAATGCGACTGAGCGTTTATATAAGCAAATGTAATAGCGAATATAGCATCATCATAATCGTATCTAGTATCAGCTGCCTGGTATCTAGTCTGTCTATGACTCGTAGTACTCTTTAAATCCTTCTCAACAAAGGTCTTCAGCTGCTCCCACAACCAAGGTACATCTATGTTGATGCCGTAGGCATCAATCATCTCCTCTGTTTTCGCAATTATACGTGGTGCTGTGTTTGATTTGTTGGAAATGCCGAACCATTTCCCTCCATGAGTTTGAAAGTATTCAGCTAATTGCGTATTTGCAGTAAACTTATTCTTAAATCCGTGTATTTCTTGGAAATCGACATGCATATCGCCAATATTATTCTCTACTAGCTCCTTTACACCGCCTCTACGTTGCTGATCGTAGTATAAACTCTGCAATAGCACCTGTAAATAGGTCTGTTTGAACTTTCTGTCCCTATGGAATACTACGGAAGACACACAATTAGTCAATGCATCCCATATTGCACTACACATCATGGAGTGTCCTGTCTCTGAGTTGATGGGGTCAGTACCTTGATACCATCTATTCTTCCAAACTTCGTTATTTGGTGGGTGATGAACTATCATTGCTGAGGTTGATACGTCTTCTCTGCCACTTGTGTTCACCCATCTAGCTCCAATTATCCTATAATCAGTCAATAAGTCAGGTGTTGGTTGGCTCATATCCATAATTGGCTCGAAATAACCGTATTCAATGGGCACATCCTTGCCATATATGTCTGCTAGACGTTGATTGCAGGTATGAATTGGCACTAAAGTACGTGCTTTACGCAAGAACATGTCATCTATGGTGATTGGGTAGTGCTGATGGAACTGTACTTTGGCAACTTCACCTTTCTTTGTTCCCTCTAGGGATAGATATGCTTTACGTTCGTTATTGATGTGCTCATCGCTAACTCCTCTACGTGCGTATGCGTTAAAAAACAATGGAATGATACCGTATTCAAAGTTTTTCTCTCTCCATTGGCTTAGACACATCTTAAATTCTGCCTCGAATACTGATCCACCCTTATCCATTTCACCTCCTGTACCCCAAGCAATGAACTGCTGTTGCATAGTCATTTTACCTGTCTCAGGATTGTACTTAAATAAAGCAGGACGACCTTCACGCATCATCTCACCAAAGATATCGAATAAACCAATCTCATCGATGAATACCGCAGAAGGAGATCCCCCGTTGATTGCATCAATCTGTGGGCTGTCTACTTGGAATCGTGATGCTCCACCATCGTCTCGTCCTTTCTTATCGCCCTTCTTATCGAATGACATTACTTGATCGGTCCAGTTTTTTACATCCTGCGCTAGGTAGTCAGGAATCTTTGTGTATGTCCACTTAACTTTATCCCGGAAAATCTCCACCCCTTTATCTTTGGAGTGAGTAACGAACTTAATGAAATAAGATTTGTTTAGGTTGACACGTTTCATTCCTGCAAGACACATGGTTGTAGTAAATCCAATCTGACGGGCTTTACCAATCATCATAGAGTATCCACAGTCGAATAGGAATAGAAGAACCTTCTGTGCATCCCACGCTTGGTAGCGTAGCATACCATTCTCAGCTTTATCTTCTTTAATCCATCCGTATTTATTACAGAAGTAAAGTGTGTTATCGTTACACTTTTGGATTTCAGTAGCTAAGAAATTGTATTGATCTTCTTCGTTGTCGAGATCGGTAATAACCGTATCATCTTCTAGCCATATTCTGGCTTGTTCGCAATATAGATCAAAGGGCTTAAACCTCAATTTGTTTTGCCATCCTGAGTTAATGCTGTTTATCCAATCTACAAATTCTTTTGGATATTCAAACTCTTTATGTGATGGTTTCCACTCTGTTGTAAGTATCCTCCTTTGAACTACATCGTCTTTTGATTGACGCATAGTAGTCTATTTTTTTTTCGGCATTTCTTTTTTGCCTTTCTTAATCTTCTGTCCTAATGCATAAGCTTTCTTAAGCAAGATAGGATTGATTTCTTTTTTCTTGTCCATTACTTTTTCTTTTTAAACTTAGACATCATTTTTTCTTTAAACTCTGCTCTCTTTGATTCACCTTTCTCGTGCTTCATTTTAGCTTTAGGAGATTTGTATGACTCCTCAGACATTGACCCTTCGTATTCCATTAGGGCTTTCTTAATTGCTCTTCCTTTCATTAGTCGCAGTATTTTTTATCTTTAGTATTCTTGTACATCAACTTAAACTTAGGTTGACAAGCACATGACATATCTTGTGCCAATGTAGGTGTAGCTACAGGTCTCCCTTCTACACGACCTTTGTCAGTATAGCTTCCACTTTTCTTGGGATCTGATGCGTAATATTTATCTGTCTTCATGATTAATGTTTTTTCAAAGGTATAAATTATTTTTGTTAAGTTATTTTATATCAGAAAAATGCATATAATTATTCCGTTATTATGGACAAAAATGGGTGTAATGTACGTTAAAACACACATTATAATATGTATTTATCCTTTATATGACCACTTATGAATAATATAATATGCAAAATCACATTGTAATGTGGATTGCGATATGCAATATGTCAAGTTTTTTGTCCCATTAACTAGAGAAATTTGGGACTAAAAAAAAGGAGGGCCGCTTTCAACTGGAACCTCCTTTCTTGTAAAACTAAACAATTTAACAGAACAAATATACTAATTAAATCGGGAACTTGATACTATCTATTGATTTTAATAATACATCTTTTCCTCCTGTAGAATCTCTGCGTGTATCGATGATTAAGATTCTACTTCCTACAGGTTTTGGAGGGGCACCTCTTTCTACGTGCCATCCTTTAGATCCATCACCAAACTCTTCTTTGTAAGTACCGGTAATCATTAAATGGATTTGTCGTTGCTTATTTCTATATCCTGAAATAGAGTGGTGCTCAATTACATCACGTGCTATGTTAGTGCATTTGTTTTCGTGAATATGCCCCATAGCAAACACATCAAAATCCTCATACATTTCAAGGGCTCTAGTCAAATTGATCTCGCCACGTGTAACAATTCCACCGCCCCCAGAACCATGAAAATATTTTATCTTGCTGACAACGTGATACTTAGGTCTAGCTTCTTGACGTACAAGAAACCATCCACCGTATCCACCTGTTTGAACATTGCTGCCATTCTTGTAGTTAAGCAAGTCAACAAAGCGTTGAAGGATGTCAGTCTCTTGGCGTTTAATCACAGAAGTCTCATGGTTACCATAACCAATCACAGTAATTAAGTGTGCGTATGGTGAAAAGAAATCTACCGCAGTTTCTACGATAGAGTCTAGGTATTTAATGTTGTTATGCTCAGGACGGATATCAGACTTAGTCCCCCTTGGGTCCCATTTTCCTTGCATGAGGCAAAATGTGTCTCCGTTGAACATCATTGGTATTGAGTGTTTAAGGCAATAGTCTAAGTCTCTTCTTAGCAAGTCCCAATCACATTTAGGATTATCCCAGTGTATATCTGAGAACATTCCAATCTTAACTTTTGATCCCGTAATATTTAATTCGTGGATGTTTTTTGCATGCCTAATTAATTCCATAAGTTAGTCGTTTGATTCATATTCTTCTTCTAGATCAACATTGCGCTTGGGCATTCGATCATATTCTTTTGAGCAATAAAATATCTTCTTGATTGTTCCTTTGTAAAAGTAGATAGGATTAACCATGTAGGTTCTCCTGTTTTTTTCTTTGGTAAATCTAATCACATCACGCTCACATAACTCAGCAATACTCTTCATGACATATCGCATGTTCATGTCAGTCAGCTGCTGAATATCTCTAAGGCTATAATTCTTGATTGTATTTCCGTAGTTCATCTGTCTAGTAAAAAACCTCAGCATCTTATTAGCCGCAGGCTTCAATTCGTCCATCACTTCTAAAGACTCCGTAAAGGTAATCATATACCTCATACGCTTTCTTTTAAGCAGGTTACTAATTACATCATCAACCTCAGCAGTATAGCTATCAGCCAATGGAATCAACTCACCGTGAAAATCCTTGTAGTATAAATCAAGGTCCTTCATCTTATGTGAGATTACCCTATCTGCCTCTAGCAAGATAAGGTCAAATACAATGTCGCTCATTTCTTTTTGGTATTAATTATTTCATCTACATTAATCTTAATCTTCTTCAGATTAGATATACTCTCACGATGTCTAGTATGCTCATAGAATATTAATCCATTCAACGCCCTACTAAATTCAGTAATACTCATATTACCTTTCATCTTATTACAATCGCCACAACAAGGAACCTTATTATCATTACTCAACTTACCACCCCTGCTCTTAGGATACAGATGATCCACAGTCCTGCTATAGTTATCTAAGGTTGTCTTACAGTAAGCACACACACTTAGATCTATTCCGCTTTTAGTTATCATAGTACAAATATAATACTATTTACACAACTACTAGGAAAAGTGTTACCACTCGTCTGGCACAACTTGTATACACTTTTTACACCCTTAACTATCTGTACTACAAACACTTAAGAAAAAATCCCTTATATTGTTTATCTCTAAAGATCTCTTAATCGAAAAACATGACACCTGGAGATAGTATAATTCGATGATACTTCATCTGATTATCTGTCATAAGGATAGGATCACATAAACATCAATGATAGCCCTCTCGTGTATAACATCAATGATTCTGTACTTGTATCTACCCTATCCCATCTAGCTAACCTATGGTTACGCTTGTAATGCTACCCCCATAGGGTACATTAATGGTACTACTATCCCTCCCCCTTTTTATATCGGATGTTCCTAACCCCAATTACAATACCCCCTGTCGTCAGGAAAAAGTATCTGTGTTTTTGAGGGACTTATACGCGCTAACCTATCCCCTCCCCGTTTCAAAAGGAAAACCGACATTGTCAAACCCTTGATTGTCAATCAGTTAACTATCTTTTTTGTCCTGTGTTACTCTTCAAACCCCCGTTGGTATTGGGTTTCAGACGTTCGGACATATATTTGCACCATTTTAGGTATTATTCACCCTCTTTTTTATGTACTTTTTTGCTTCAAATATGCATACATTTTAGCCTTTTAATTCCTTTCATTTGTGCCAAAAATCACCTATTTATTGGGAAAATCCAGTATTTTTATCAATTTGTAACTCATTGATTTTCAGTAACTTAAATACAATTTCAAATTTATTTTCACATTAGATTGTAATTTATTCAAATTTAATTATTAATATTGCTCCATGTTTGAAACGTCAAACGTATTGAAACAAGCGGGAATTAATATAGCACGAATGTAGGGGACGAAATTAGTAATCCTTAATGCGTAATGCGTTACTAAGTAGATAGGCTACCTTATCGAAATGTAATTAAACGAAAAGTACTGAAATTAACGCCGTCCCTAGTGGACGTAACCAAATAGCAATATTGGGGACATATTGGAAAGTAATTAGATAGCTTGGATTTTAAAAAATTGCCTTGAAATTCCCTACCAACACCATTTAGCGAAATGCTAGGCGAAAGGTAGCAAGTAGTGGGGATTAAGTAATACAAAGTTTTTTTATCGGTTTGTCATCTAGTAAAATTCAATAAGGGAATAAGTTGCAACGATAGGGTGAATGTTAATAAAATCCCCGAATACTTGAAATAGTATACGCAATACCTAGTAGAATAGTGAGCGTCAACGTGCTAATCAAAATAACGTGATTAGGTTTAAAGATAGCAATTTAAACAAAACTGCAAAATTCCCGATAAGGTTAACCGATGAGCTTTTATTAAGCGAAACGTAGGTAAACGAAATAATTTTTGCCTACGTCTTAACCAATTAAATTTTTTTATTATGGCAACAACTGCTAACAAAACAAAAGTAAACGTAGTTAAAACGACAACTACGAAAGTAATTAACGCAACTAAAAAAGTTGAAAAAGTTGCAAAAGTAACCTACTTAACAGAAGGAGTAACAGGCAAGCAAATGATGCGTTCAATTTTCGATGCGAATAACGCACATAAGCAGGACTTAGGTACATTTAGCCAATGTTTGAAGCGTGCAACTGAATTTGGTGCAACTGAATTAGCAAAGAATATCAAAGGATTTGATGTCAAAGAATGTACACCAAAGAATTTAATTCCATTACGTACAAAGGACATGGACGCAAAATTTAGTGTGTACGAAGTGCTAATGTTAATCAAGAAATTCTACCAAACAAAGTAATTCAATGAGTTTTAATCAATGAGGGGATGCGATAACGTGTCCCCTTTTTTAATATCTACCAAATGACAAAAGCCATTTTTATTGTGATGCTAGTTGGAGTACTAGTATCGTTTTGTGTTATGTGCGTATCTATGTGCATAACAGACGTGAATCTGTTTACATTCAGCGTTTTCCAGACGTTGCTATGTCTTGCAGGAATGTGTATAAGTGTTAAACAATTAGATAAAGAAGCATGAAAAAGAACGTACTAATCAATAGAGTATTCAGTTTAGAGTACTCATTGGAATCAAACCGAACACTAATCCTTCAAGGAGGGAAATGGATAGCCGTTAACACGTATCTACCATTGAAGAAAATTGTACGCAAGTATAAGAACGCAACGGACGTAATGTATGAGAACGTCCAGCAGGATCTATGCACACGTTATTACTCACTACATAAATAGAAGGATATGAATGCAGGAGAACTAATGTACCTGAGTGTACTGGCGAACGTGTACCTACTAATGAAGTACATTCAATACAAACCGAAATATAAGAAATAACATTCTGTTGTGGTAGATAGAGGCGGGTGAAGGCGTATACATAATTGTGTACGCTTTTTGCTTTATACCATGACGCAAACCTTTAATACAAAAAGAAATGACACAAAAAAAGAAAGAAAGAATAGGGATGATACTGATGTATTCATTCGTATTGAGCGTAGTAATTACATCTATATTACTAACAAGAAACTAATGGATAAGATGGATACGAACATAGACTTGATGAATGACTTGATGCTTAATCAACCTCATCAAGCTGTATCGCAAACATTTATCCTTACAGCTATCCAGGATTATTGCCAAAAAATGTTATCTAATAAGAATTGGATAATACAATTTGAGGAGAGAGCAAAGATAGAAGGGTTGATACCTAACCTACCTGCGAGTACTTGGATTGAGGTGGCCGGTAATATTAATGATAAGTTGTACAAGTTTTACAATCGTTAACCACTGTCAAAGCAATAAAAAATGAGCAAGATAATTCAGAAATTCAAGAAAGAAAAAGATATCATCGGGAGTGATGTTATCAAAAAGCTAGTCGCTGAGTGTTTAAGTCAAAGAGGCGAAGACAGCCTTATGTCATGTCTAAAAAACTATCAAGATGAAGAGAATTCAAATTACGTGAACGCCCTTCATACTTGGAGTTCATCTAAGGATGGTCGTGAGTATTGGGATGATTTAAACAATAAAGTAGGATATTAACATAAGTAAATAGGGGTAGCTGAAAACCTTATAGAGTAAGCACAATTAATTATTTAACTACCATGAATAATAGAAATTTATTACCCGAAGACTTCTTAATTAAGAGAGATTCAAACGATCCATTATGGACTGAGTACATTAACTACCTAAACACATTCTTTGATGGTGTTCAGCCTAGTGTTTCAATTATGGGACAAGCAGAAGGATACTACGGGCTTATTGATGATTGCCCTATCGTTCTCGATTCACCAAATTCATTAACATTGCTATCTCTTTCAGAATGGGATGCGATTGTTTCTGGTGCAGAGGTTGTTCATGTAACTACCTATGATGGTCACGAAGAGATTGAACGCAGATGTGTTTCGCTATGCAGTGATGCACCCAACAATGCGGGAGAATGGGCTAGACGCTCGGACTGTAGTTATGTTGAGAGTATCGGTTGGGTATTGTCAGAAGATACCATTACAACTCACGATGGCACAATTATGCTAGAGGGGGATGAAGATGCTGTATGGAGTGATTGGCATGGCGAGTGGCTAGATAATAGCGACTCAAGAACTTATCATGGACATGTGGAGAGCGGTCGGCAAGATTACTTCTTCGATAGACATGATGATTCAGTCTATATCCATGGTGAACACTATAGAAATAATAGTGTTGCCTCAGATTGTGGATGGAGATACATCAGTAGAAGAGATGAGTGGGTAGATGCCGATGACTACTGTTGCGTTGATGATTGCAACGCAGGTTATCACGACCTTGAGCGAGTTCATAAGTTTGGCAGAGATGCTAAGTTTACCATTGGATTCGAGATTGAGAAGGAAGATGACGATGCCGGTATGATTCATTACGAAGACCTATACCTTGATACCAAATGGATTAAGGAGCATGATGGTTCATTAGATGACGACACTGGCTATGAGTTAGTTAGTCCTGCCTTCAATCTATATGACGATGGCTTAGACAAAGACATCGAGTCTGATGATAGACTTGTTAGACTAATCAATGCTGACAAATCAAATAGTTGTGGTGGGCATATCAATGTAGCCGCCAAAGATTACGACACCGAGCAATTGTTCGAGGGTCTGTCACACTTCTTCCCATTGTTGTATTCATTGTACGATGGTCGATTAGATAAGACATACTCTAAGGCTAAAAAGAAACACAGGTACTACGACAAGGATAAGTACTCAGCAGTATACATCAAGTCTGAGGTGCTTGAGTTTAGAATCTTCTCAGCTGTTAGTAGTGTTGACAACTTACTATGGAGACGTGACTTAATACGTATCATGTGTGACAACATCAATCAGTCAGAGCTTGACGTACTACGCATGCTTCTCAATCACAAGTCAGACTTATACCTACACTTACGCAAGGTATACTCTCAGGAGAAACTGATAGATAAGATTGAGCGATTCATCAGAATGTGTAGCGACTTCAATAGTAAGAAGTTACCTGAGATTGTTCGAGCATCAATCAAGCCTGACAACTTAGACGTGTCAAACGAATTAGGAGCATAATTAATTAATAACATTCAAAAAATAAACATCATGTGTATAGCAATTTTAAATACCAATAGATCAACCTTAAAGAAACAAACTCTTCGTAACTGTTGGGAGAATAATGGCGATGGTGCAGGGCTACTGTATATCGACAACGATAACAAGTTAGGTGTTATCAAGGAGATGCGTAGCTTCGATAACTTCTACAACAACTATCTCGACATCAAAAGAAAGTACGGCAAACGTAACATCGTGCTACACTTCCGTATCTCTACTCACGGTAAGGTCAACGAGACTAATTGTCACCCATTCATTACCAATGATGAGGTAGGGTTTGTACATAACGGAATGATTTACGATGTACCTACAAGTACTGAGTTCTCCGATACTTACATGTTCAATGAGACAATACTTAAATCGTTCAAGCATGGCTTCGAGACCAACGAGATTATCTTAGATATGATTGAGATGTATATCGGTCCAGGTAGTAAGTTAATCTTCCTTAATACTGACGATACATATTCGATTGTCAATGAGAAGGCAGGTCATTGGTCGATGGGTTGTTGGTTCTCTAATCATTCATACGAGCAAGTTAATAGTTGGGTTGACTACGGTGGTGTTAGAAAAAGCAAGGCGCAAGTCGGCTTCACCCCTAAGTACAGTGCTCCACTTGTCAAGCAAGAAAACAATTGGTGGTCAGCAGATAGACAGATGTGTTCATGCGTAGGATGTGACTCAACGCTGTATGGCGTACAAGAAATCAATGATGGTATGTGTACGTATTGCAAATGGGATGAGATAGATGAGCAAGAAGCAATCAAGATATTAGAGTCTGCCAATGCATGCGACATGTGCGGCATAGACAAGGATAAGTTCGTGCCAATGGAAGATTGTCTAATATGCGAAACTTGTAATGAATACCTAGGAGCATAGTTATCACTGTCAAAGCAAAAATTATGAACGCACAACAAAAAATAAAAATGCTTAAAAAGCTCTATCAAGGTAAAGAATTGGTAGAGTTTATGGCAGATGTAATCGCTCAAAGGGAAGACGAAGGCTCAGCATATAGACTTGACTCATGGTTGAAGGGTAGATATTCAGGATGCACGGATGCTCTATTGGTTTGGGACCAATCTGTGAGAGGAAGTAATTACTACATGCTCAAGAATAGGCAGGAAGCCGCAATGTCAGACATTTAAATTATAGGGTAATGGTATTAAAGAAAATAAACAAGAAGTATCGCATAAACTTAGTAGCTGAAATAATGGCTAGAGGTATCGCGAGAGGATCATGTGCGGACAGGTATTTGAGAGATTGTTTTAATGTGTATAGTAACCCTCAATCATTGATAGATATGCCTACTTGGTCAGAAAGTGCCAAAGGTTTTAATTACTGGCAACAAGCATTCAATGAACACGGACATGAACAAAGATAAATATCATGGAGAGATTTAAAAAACTAACCGGTCAGGAAAGAAAAGAGTATGTAGCTAATATCTTAAGTAGAGACGATGAAGATGCATTAAGGTATAAATTAAGTTATGATGTAGGCTTATCAAGTGCGTTCACTTGGGACACAACTATTCAAGGTCATGACTATTGGAGAACTATAAATAGAAGAATTGAAAACCTTAACTAAATACATATGCCAAATTGGTGCTCAAATACCTTACACGTATCAGGTGATGCAGGTAAAGTAAAATCATTTTTTAATAATGGTATTCACAATGGAATATGGAAGATGAGTTTATATTTTCCAATGCCCAATGAATTAGAGAATACCACAAGTCCAAGCAAAGAACCTAGTGAAAACCTAATCAAGCGATTCGGTTACGATAATTGGTATGATTGGAGATGTGCTAACTACGGTACTAAATGGGATTCAGACTCAGATAATTATGGAGATGACTATGTGCATTTCGAGACAGCCTGGAGTCCACCATTACCTTGGCTACAAAAAGTAGCTATGGATTACCCTGAACTAACATTTAGATTAGATTACTCAGAGGAAGGTATGCAGTTCGGTGGCACATGTGTAGCGTTACATATGCATAATACATTCAAGATTGCAAATCAACAATGCGATTTAGTAATGCAGGATGAGTATGGTGTCAGCTATGATTGGAGTAACGAACATGATCGATACATTAACCGTGAGACTGGAGAAAAAATAGCGTGGGATGAATTCAATGGATACGAACACAATCCATTAGAAGAATTGTCAACGGAAGAATTTATTAACACATACATAAACGATTAACTATGGAGAAATTTGCAAGACGTTGCGATGCTACGGGAAAAGGCATCAACGAAGGTTATGTATTCGGTGACGGAGAACACTACGCGTGTGATGAGGAAAGCGCAATACAAATAGCTAAACTATACGGGTACATAGGTAACACTTATAACCTTGACGATGCATACAACGATGGTGTGTACTACTACACCGAGTGGGATGAGGTTGATGAGGACGAGTGGTACGATGCAGACGGGAATTTACACATTTTAGATAACGAATTAAACAACTAGAAATCATGACAATGTACAATGTATATTACATCGACCAACTATATGGAGGTAAAGATGAGTATGAAATTACGACAAGTAATTTTAATAAATGGCTACAAGAAACCAATGCCGAAAGAGAGGCTAATGGAGAGATACCATACACTGAAGATGAATTTAGACTAGAAGAAATATTAAACAACTAGAAATCATGACGGAAATTAAAAATCACATCACAGAATCCATGTTAAACTACGTAACAAAAGCATCAGCAGACCAATACGGACAGCTAAGAACAATGGACGTGTACGCAGTATTCGGAGACCGAACGAAAGAGGCTCTTGAATACCTTAAGGAAGACCGAATGATAAAGGTGCAGACCTACGGAGATAGATACGGGTCATACGCTGGCATCGGTGGTATACACGACATCAATGATGAGACACTACGGGCTGCGTGTTTAGATGCATGGGGTAAGAACGAGAATAGAATTAGAAACTTAAACCAATGGTAAAGATGAGAACAGTACAAATCAATGCACCATCATGGTCTAGTGAAGACCTGTACATTGAAACATCTCTTAGTGATGAGCAACTTATAAAGACACTACGCCAAATAATTGACATCGAACGTGATGAGGGTGAGTGGTATAGTAATGACATATTAGTTGATTGGCTACAGTATCATTACCCAATAGAGTATGTAAAAGCAATTAGTAAGATTGATAAATTAATATTTTAAACAATGGAAAGAGTAATATCGAATGACACAAGACAGTTTATGATTATGACAATCGTGACAATTCACAACAACATGGACATCATTGAGCCGGAAACTATAGCGTCCATATCAATGATGGATGATGAAGATTTAATCTATGAGATGGGTGAGACAGCAATTACATTAAGTAAGTATGTAGCTGAGACAGCATCAAACGCTAAAAAATTATTAGACAACGCAACAATTATAACAGATGGAAGCATTTAAAGAGTTAATCGGCAAGAAGATTGTCGAGGTTAGACACATGTCTAGAGAAGAAGCTGATACATGGGGATGGCATAAACGTCCAGTGATAATTTCATTCGAGGATGGTACTACGTTAGTGCCTACTTGTGATGATGAACAGAATGACGGTGGTGCTATGATATACCTTGGAGGTAATGATGGGGATGAATTCTTTACGGAACATATATTATATACCGAACGATGAATACATATCACATATGCTACCTGCTAGCATCAGAACTTTGTACAGGCATAAACGTACATGCCAATGATTACATGGAAGCTCTTAAAGGATTCAATAGAATCTATGGGAGCAGAAAGATTATTTATATAACCCAATTAAATTAATTATCATGCACATCTCTAAAACAAACAAGAAGTATTTGGATTTCTTACACGACTTCCATAACCATTGTAATGCAAACATTCAGTTCGCTGCACGTGATCTAATCAAGGACCACAAAGTAACTACCACAGTAACAAACATTATGGCTCATGGTGGGCTAATTAAAGTAACGGGTAGAGGTCGAACTACTGAGTATAAATGGAACTCTAAAGCTCCTGATATCAGAATGGCAATGGAGTTAAGAAAAAGAATGACTGAGTATCATAAGAAGTATCTTACTGAGAGAAATAAACCAACACCTATCATTGAAAAGAAAGCTGTTATCGTAGCTTCTAGTGAGCCAGTAAGAAGAAGACGTACTAAAGTTGTTGAACCGCAACCTAAGACAAGGTCAATCAATATCTTGTGGGGTGCATTTAAAATCGTATACTAATGATTGATCAATATGACGTATTAAATGTAGCTAACTCATTAGAGATGGAAGTTAATGAAGATATTATAGCTGAGGTTATATATCAATACAATACATCTGCTGATGGATATGGCACACAGGTTTTAGTAATAGAGAGGATACTGCATCACGTAATGAGCAATGGTTAATGTTTCATTATTTCTATTATTAATATCCATGACATTTATGCATGGTATGTCTATAGTACTCAGAGTATTGTACATATTTATACTGTGCATAATTGTTATGTCAAGAGTCACTTTACATTTTACAAAAAAGAATAATAACTAAATTAGTAAAAATGAAAGACATGAAAATCTTGGACCTACTAATGAATCACCTGCCCAATGAATATGTTGACTGCATAGTTAACAATCTTGATGACTTCCAGGTGCTAGAAGATGAAGGCTTCTCTATTGAGGCTGAGCTGATGTCGTTGTTTGATTGGGTTGAATCAAGAGAAGGATATGAGTTTTGGAATCAGGTATTCCATTACATCATTGGCGAAGCTGATCTACCACAATTACCAATCGACATTAAATACAAACCATCCCTAACCATAACTATGAAGGATGGCATGTACGTTATGAATGCAGGAGACACAGGTCTCAACATTAGGTATCAAGTCATTATGAAAGACCTACCTAAGGCAGAGAAGAAAGCCCAGGAACAAGTGATGATGTGGTTAAATTAATCACTGTCAAACAAAAAAAATATTCACCTAAATTTTTTTATTTAAAAATGTTTTATACATTTGTGTCATCGAATTCGTCCTTCGATCTATAGCTTTGCTTATATCATGGTAGATATATATACAAAAAGCCCTAGCCGAGGACGAAGAGCGGTTAGGGTTTTTTTATGCCCGAAAGGCGTTGTATATAAGCAAGATACCCCTCCAAGTCACAAGCAAGGATATCGTGTTCTCTATGTAGCACGATGTAAAAATAAATGTCTTAAATGATATCAGGGTTTTCTTAACTTGTCTCCCAGTATCAGCCTCAAATGAAACTGACAACTCAACGGAAGTAAGTTATGGTGATAGATAAGTTGATAACCTTTCTAGTTGGGGTTGGGGTTGTCAACTTGTTTATTGTCACCTTAAATCTACATCCAATCTAACAAAAGTAAATTAATAAACATGAAGAATGATATATTAACATTCATAAGCTTCTTCTTAGTAGTTGGAGCTTTGATATTAGTAATAACAGCTATAGTACAGCAATTATTTTAGATATGAAAAGAAGAAAGATAGAACCATGGGACTATAGATCAAGTGAACAATATAATTCATCGTTAGATGCTATTGGAATATCATTACTTGGATTCATCATTATAATATTATCATTGATGATGGTAAGTAAATGTAAATCACCTGATCAACCTAAGGTAAAGAAGGAAGTAGTCACTGAATATCAAGAAAAGTATGCAGTTAATATTACTGACGGCAAACGTAAGTATCTAAACCACTTATTTAATACACAAGAGTAATGGAAGATAAAATCAAATCAACAGAGAGATGTGTCAACTATGAATACATCAAGACAGATCCTGTAATTGAAGCACTGAAAAAAGAGTTTGATCAGAGAAGCTTCGTAGGCATCAAGAAGTACGGAACTACATTACATGACAATAATGAAGATGACTTCCTACTGCATTTGCAACAAGAATTAATGGACGCTTGTGCTTACATTATGAAGTTAAGAATGCAAAAATAAAAATGATTTTATTTGTTGTATTTTAAATTAGAATTATTACATTTGTAAACAATCAGATTAGTTATGAACAAAAAACAAGGAGTTAAGGACTTGATGAAAGCCAAAAGGTATTCAATCATTCACCTTACAGAATCCCTTCAGGCAAAGAATGTGCCTGGTAATTGGGACACTTATCAAAATGTATACAACTTTATAAATGGTCGTACACCGCGTGATTCATATGCATTCATCGTGTTAGCAGACCTGTTAGATGTAGACTTAAGAACAATCCTTTTGAGATACTCAACCGTTGAGGAAGGAATTACAAAAGCAGTGGTTGATTTAAACGAAAAGAATTACGAGTATGGATGGTAAGGAAGTAGTATTCTCTATTATTGACAATGGAGAGTCAACTGACATTAAAGTTCTAGGTCATGGACATGACTTAATAGCTATGATTGGTGGAGTGTTGCACGAGAATGATGAATTGAAATTCTTAGTTGAGATGTCACTAAAGGCTATATCAGAGGGTGCATTCAATGACATCCCTAAGTTAGATCCAAAACTTAAGACAAATGGAAATGCGTGATCGATTTTATGAAGCAATAGGAATTGCATTCGGATTATTATTAATGTACTTAATTTATTAGTATGAACTATCAAGAACTATCAAGACCATTAGATATTAGTGACATCGACTTTCGAGTACAGTCAATTAATAACGGTGGCTATGCTACAATCTTAGCATACAAAGACGCACGTGTAGATATGGCACGATTAGATGCTGCTGCTGGTCCATTAGAATGGCAACGTAAGCATGAGATTATCAATGGCAATCTTTATTGTCACGTTGGTATCTTTAATGTTAGCATTGGTGAGTGGGTATGGAAATGTGACGTAGGTACTGAATCAATGACTGAGGCTACCAAAGGGCAGTCTTCTGATTCATTCAAGCGTGCATGTTTCAATTGGGGTATTGGTCGTGAACTATATGACTATCCAATGATTAGTGTGAAGCTTAACGATAATGAGTGGAGCAAAGATGGTGGTCGGCCTAAGCAAACATACAATCTTAAGATTCGTGATTGGGTATGGTACTCTGAGTTTACTGATGATCGTTTATCTTTCTTGGCTGCCAAGGATGAGAATGGTAAGGTACGATTCAAGTGGGGAACTATGAAGCCTAAACAAACTGAGCCTGAGTACAAGCCTGCATCAGGATCTCCTGAGGTAGCTGTAGAGGTAGCACCTGAACCTGTAGTTGTTCAGCAGGAAGATGCTAACGTAGCAGGAATTCTCAAGAAAAAGAATGAGGATATTGATGAGCAGAGAGAGTTGTTAATCACTGAGTATACTCGTGTTATCGGTAAGAAGCCTGATGGTAGAATGAAGAACGAAACCATGAAGAAAGCTATTGATGATGCAGTTGCTCAAGCATTAGAGTTACCTGAGGAGTTATTAGCCGAAGAACCTGCTGTTGTTGTTGCAACTTCACTTAGAGATTTCTATGATAGAATCGAAGAGTTCAAGATACCAGCACAGTTCATTGCATGGGCTAGAGATATCGTGTCTAAGTATGAGGATATCGAAACAGCTGATACAATTGAAGAGTTCAGAATCCTTTGTAATAATCACTACAAGAAAATCGCGCAGTAATGGATATCTTTAAAGAAGATAGCACAGGAATGGTAATAGCCTTGGATAATTTATCTAAGGCTAACCTTTCTAAGATGGCTAATGAAATAGTATTGACCTCTATAGAAGGAGGCTACGAGGATCCACTAGAGGCTTACATTAAAGCTAAGGGATTGTCTGAGATTGCTGATGGTATTATGACTGGTCTTAAGGACTACGCTATGAAAGAAGCATATCGATATGAGAAAGATCAGAAGGTATTAGGATGTAGTGTATTAGTAAAGGCTACACCTAACACGTATGACTTCTCACATAATCCTTCATGGGTTCACCTCAACAATGAGATTAACAGACTGAAAGCAGAGCAGAAAGAGATTGAGAAGCAGATGATTCTCGCTATCGGATACTCTGAGATGATATCAGCTGATGGAGAATTGATTGAGCCTGCCACTATCAAAAAAGCAGGAGGAGAAACTATTCAAGTAACAATACCTAAGTAGTACATTTTAATAAAGGATATGGGGTAATTTTTACCACTTAAATCAAAACGAAATGTAAAACTACGAGATATTGAAAGAATCTCGCAATTTTAACTAAAAAACAAGAACAATGAAAACAATTTTAACATTAAAAATGCCTATTAGTATTGAACCATCAACTGCTGATAAAGGCTATGTAATTACAGATGCTAACAATACAGAACATTTCTTTTATGAAGAGAATGGTGAGTTAGTATATGATGGATGGTGTGCAGAAGCTAAGGTAGATGAAGGTCAAGAAAATTGAGGTACCAATATACAACTGTGATCTCACAATCATCCTTAATAAAGACCTGAATGAAGTTGTAAAAAAGTATAAGCTTCCTGGTAATTGGGGTGAGTTTGGGGCACTAACATTTGAGGACAAGTCAAAATATAGACACTACGTTGTAGCTTTTACTGATGCTAATCATCTGAGTAATATAGCTCATGAGATAGTACATATTAAGAACTACATCTTCTTAGGTATAAATGCTAAGGTTGATTTACACAATGATGAACCTGAGGCTTACCTAACAGGGTGGTTATTTGACCAAATAAATAATTTTTTTAAACAACAAGAACAATGACACCACAAGAAAAAGCAGAAGATTTATATCAAATGTATTACGAATGTTTATGGTACAGCAGTAGAAAGAGCAGAATAAAAAACGCAAAACAAGCCTCTCTTATTGCAGTTGATGAGATAATAAAAACATTTGATTGCACAACCCCACAAAGTATTGAATATTGGGAGGAAGTTAAACACGAACTATTTAAACAACAAGAACAATGAAAAAAGAAAAACAAAAAACAGCAGTAGAGTTATTTGCACAAAGATTAATTCAAAGAGGAATTGGTTATAATAAGATGGACTTTGAGGAAGCTAAAGAAATGGAGAATGAGCAGATAAAAGATGCTTATCTAAATGGCAGATATGAGGCTGATAAAATTGTAATGGGACATAGTTTTTATGCTAAGCAATACTATAACGAAACCTTTAAACAACAAGAACAATGAAAATAGTTAGCCTTTACCCAAGCAATGATGTTTACCAAGTAGTAAGTGAAGATGAATCAAGTGTTCACTTTCAAGGTAGTAAGGAAGATTGTATGAGGTATTTACTTGAACAAGAATTAATTAAAAACGGAATAATCTAAACAACAAGAACAATGAAAGAGAAAGTAGAGAAGGAAGAGATTCAGTACGACACTGTATACTTGCTTCGTGGTGTGATGAAGATATCCTCAGCATTAGTTGACCTTGATGAGATTATTGATAACGGAAAGTATTATCGATTCAGATTCAAGAAAGAAGTTGAGAAGTGGGCTAAATTCATGGAGTTACATACTGCTCAGTTAATGAGTTCATTAGTAGAAGAAGACTCCACGTTACTCATGGATATATACAAGGCATTAGATGAATCAACAAGCAAGGTTCAGATAAGTCCAGAGAAGACTCCATTAGTTATCTTCTATTGTAAGATTAAGAGTGCGATGAATGATATCAATGAGATGAAGGAGAATAGAAATACATTCTATCCACGCTTCATTGAGATATACACCAATGCTGTCATCAATCAGATGGAGAAACAATTCAATGCCATCCTTAATACAAAGGATGCAGAGGATAGAGGATTAGATTTTATTATTAACTTCTTCGATGAGTTCGGTAAGAACATCATGAAATTCGAGGACAAATAAATTTACTATGTTACATTTTATAGGAATACTATGTTACTCAATAGTTATATTGTTTTGTTGGATAGTATCTACTAGCCTTACTATTAACTATGAGATTGATTACGAGACAAGAATTCTTCGTTCAGTACATTTCTTTTTAGCTATTATTTGCTCGATTGGTATTGGATTTCTTTTAAATTAATCGCTATGAGTTGGGAGGATTGGTTAATAAATCATGGACACTCTAATGATATTTCTATGCTTGATAAATTATTGGAATTAGCTGTTAATTCTTATGACATTGGAACCAAGAGCAGAAAAATGGAAATCATAGATAGAAAACATTTCTTAGTTTTATGGTGGGAACAGCACAGAGATTACTTCAGTAAGTATGATACCTTGACATCTTTAGGTATCTTAATTAATATTGACCACTCTACTGTTATTCATTACAAGAAGACTAGAAAGAAGTCAAGATTATTCAATGAGAATACTAAATGCATTAGGGATTTTTTAAATAGCTAACTACCATGGTATATAAAAATTTAGATGCGGTTCTGAATAAGTTATTCGGACCGTTCGCGGAAGAACGCACCCTTATTTTGAATGCCCTTAAGAAAGATGAAGAATCAAATGCGTCACTCAGCAAGTCTGATGATGTGTCTAAGATTATAAATATCTTCAACGAGGTGTTTAATAAGAACTCCAGGGTAATGAGTAAGAAGGTTCTCAACAAGTACAAAGAGATTCTCAAGTACTATTCTCTAACAGATGTCCAGTCTGCTATGCGTAATGCTCAGGCTGATGAATTTCACATAGAGAACAACTTTAAGTACTGTACGATTGAATACTTCTCAAGAATAGAGCAAATTGATAAATGGATGAATGTTGTTAAGGAAGAAAAACCTAAGGGTGATTTCGTAATGCCTAAGTTTAATGTTAGGGGGTAGGTATGAATCAGACAAAATTACGTTCAGAAAGATTAGTTATACATGCTATCCTTGCAAATCCTGCATGCATTCATGACGTAATGAGTAAGATAACGTCTGACATGATTGAATTGCCAGTCAACAGATTGTTATTTGAGAACATAACGGAATTGTACATCGTTCAGCAACCGATAAATTTAATTACATTAGCACAACACATTAGCCAATCTAAATCTATTTATCGTAATGATGCGATACAAGAGATGGCATCTATTCATTCAGCATTCGATTACACGCAGACAAGCGAGGTAAACAGTGCGATGATATACCTGATTGGAGAAAGCATACGTCATGAGCACATAGACCTAGGCAAGAGCATATCGTCTATGGCAGAGTCAGAAGCATATGATCCTAAGAAGACCATTGATAAGATTCAAGCGCATATCGCAGACAATAGGTTCAAGTCTATCTCTAACAAGAAAGAATTTAGCAACGAGGATCTCCTCGATGAGTTAGGTAAGCGAATGGCTGATGCATCAAAGCATCAAGGTATTAGTGGTATCCAGACGGGTTACAAACGATTCGACACGGTTACGTCAGGTATGCAACCTACCAACTTTATCATTGTTGCGGCACGACCTGCGATGGGGAAAGAATTAAAGAATAGCTCTAAGGTATATACGCCTGATGGATTTATTGAAATAGGTTCTGCTAAAGCTGGTGATAAGGTGCTAGGAAGCGATGGAAGACACTACAATATTACAGGTGTGTTTCCTCAAGGCAAGAAGGATGCTTATAGAGTATGGTTTGATGATGGGTCTTATGTTGATTCGGGATTAGAGCATCAATGGGAGGTAACCACTAGGAAAGTACGTAAGTCAAAAGATAAAACACCTATAGTTGTAACGACTAAAGACATGCTTGATGATGTACTTTTGAGTGATGGAAGAAAGAATTACTCAATACGAATGTGTGAACCATTGCAATTCAACCATGTTAATGTTGAGATTAACCCATACCTTCTTGGATTCTTGATAGGAGATGGTCATTTATCTGATGGATCAATTGCATTCAGTAATACTGAGAAAGATGTTATCGAGAAAGTCGGTTCATTACTTCCAGGAGATGATACCTATTCATTTAGGTCAGGATGTACATACGGGATAAAAGGCGGTGCAACATTAAGTGCTATAAGAAAATATGGTTTACATGGGACTAGGTCTTACGAGAAGTTTATACCTAATGAATTCCTTTATAATTCTATTGAGAATAGAGTTGAGTTGTTGCGTGGATTAATAGATAGCGATGGGTATTGTGTTAATAGTAACTCTATTGAATACTCTACTACATCTGAGCAACTATGCAAGGATATACTTGAACTTGTACGTGGTCTAGGTGGTAAGTCTAGTTACGTTAAAAAGCAGGGTGCTTACACTAAAGATGGTGAAAGATTTCAATGCAGAGAATATTATCGAATGTACATATCAATGAACTCAGATATTGTTCCAGCTTCGTCTTCAAAGCATCTAGCTAAGTATAACTCTAACAAGAAGTATCACGCTAAGTTTATATCTAGGATTGAGAAGCTTGGTTATCAGGAAGATATGACTTGTATTTCAGTTGATGCGCCTGATTGTCTTTATGTTACTGATGGGTATACACTTACTCACAATACTCAATACGCTTTGGGACTTATGTGTCATGCATCAGTGCGTAACAACTACAAAGGGCTATTCATTTCTTGCGAGATGGATGAGGTTCAGGTTATGAAAAGAGTTATTGCTGTTGACAGTGGCATCCCCGGATACCATTTGAAACGTGGTAACTTAGAGCGACATGAGATCATGCGATATGAGAAGTCAAGGCAACGCATCATTAAATCGAATTTAAAGATCGTAGCGGGTGCTTTTACCATTTCTGATGTCTTATCATTGATTTACAAAATGAAGTACTCAGAGGGGCTAGATTACGTTGTTATCGACTATATTCAGAAGATTACTTCACCAGGTTCTCAGAATCGTACCAATGAGGTAGGTGATGTGTCTAGAAGATTAAAGGATATGGCTAACGAGTTAAAGATACCTGTCGTTGCATTGGCTCAGTTGTCTCGTGCAGTTGAGCACAGAACTGATAAGAAACCTATGCTATCTGATTTACGTGAGTCAGGTGACATTGAGCAGGATGCCGACATTGTTATGTTCTTATATCGTGCAGGTTACTACATGGACTCAGATGAGAGAATGAATAATCCTGTTGCCGAAGATGGCTATGCTATTATAGCTAAGCATCGTGATGGTGAGTTAGAGGATATACACTTGAAGTTTGATGGTAATGTACCTGCCTGGAAGAATCCTAACGACAGAGATGAGCCTGATGAGGATTATATTCAGACAGCAATTAAACCTAGTAATGATTTTGATATATTTTAATTATGACACCAACACAATGGTTATTTGAAAAGCTATGGGATACACCCAAGGATAAGTTCACATGGTATGCATTACTGAAGGAAGCTGAGGAAAAGTTTCAGGATCAAATTGAAGATGCCTATGAGACAAGTCATATATCAATGATGACAAGTAAACAATACTATGATGAAACATTTGGGGCAGATAATCGGAATAAAACCGATTTAGTATAACTTAGCGAACAATACCACAAAATGGTATAAAACGCTCTATAAAACTAAATGATATGGGTATAACAATGTGTAACGGTGAAGGATGTGAAGTAAAAGAAACATGCCTTCGACATAAAGGAAAATGGGATGAGTATTGGCAATCAATATTTGTTGATGAACCTTTTGTAATGCATGATGATAAGCAAGTTTGTAATTATTTTATAAAATTTAAACCAACGAAAGATGAACGAGATACAGATATTCATCAATAGGATGAAAAGGATAGGTATAGATCTTGAACTATCAGGTAATGTACCATGGATATACCTTGAGAAGGTAAATGGAAATAGAATTCAGCGTGAGGACTATAGTTCTAATCATGGATATACAATTGCTTGGCATCCTGTTAGGCTAGGAGAAGAACCTCATCTTGACGAGGATATTAAAAGAACATTTAATATAATAAGAAAGTACAGATGAAACTAACAAGAGAAAAAAAGAAAGAAAAAGCCCTTGAAGATTTAATCAACCAAATGTTTATCATAGCAGGACATGATGTTACATTTGAAGACATTAAAACACGCCAAGATAATTGGTTTCAGCAGTATACAATGACCATAAAACAAAATGAGGAATGGCAAGCATGGGGTAAAAAATACCTTCAAACCAATTTACGTACCCCAGCCAAACTAGCAGAAAAACAAATGCAATGGTTTAGTTTACAATATGGATTATCATTTTCAGATTTTCCTAGTTTTGAATCAAATAATACAGAAGATTAAGCAGATATGTTTGATATATTTGAGGAGAAGCCTAAACCTAAGATATACTGCTGTGATGTAGTTATTGAGGTTAAAGTCCTAGCTAGAGGTAAGCAGAAGAAGTATGATTCCATGACGGTAAAGCTTTACAACATATCCCTAGTGATGAATGATGGAGATATAGCTACTCAGAAACAAAAAGATAATTTGTTCAGAAAGATATTCGATAAACACATACACAGAGGTGAATTTCATAACGCGATATTCGATATTAAAGAAATCAAAGTACTGGGATTAATGGGTAATTTATCATATGATTTTAATTATCTTCTACATTAGTGTTAACAATTTTATTTATATTTGCTAAAAAAATATTAGTATGCAGAAGCAAATCCTACAAGTAGTGAAATTCCAGGAAGCATTTGGAATTCAAGGTCCGGAGCAACCTAAGATGCTTAAGAAAACAAGAGCAAGACTTCGTCAGATTCTATTAGAAGAAGAGGTAAAAGAACTTAGCGAAGCACAAAACTTACTTGATGTTGCTGACGCAATTTGCGATATCATGTTCATCACGTTAGGAACTGCCCATGAGTATGGTTTAACTGATCGCTTAGAGATGTTATTCGATGAGGTGACTAGATCTAACATGAGTAAGATTGATAGAGTTACAGGGAAGGCTATCTTTAGAGAAGATGGTAAGATTCTTAAGCCTGAAACATTCTCAGAGCCGAAGCTTCGACCAATCATTGAGCGTAACTTTAAGCTATACAAAGACAGCGAAGTAATGCAACAGATTGCTGCGGTACAAAAGAAGCTTACAGAGGACATAATTAAGAATAAGATCAAGTCTAAGTTAAATCTAGTTGACCGTGCTTTGTTTTGGTTATCAGATAAGATTGAAACGTACTTAAAGAGACAAGTTCAAGTTACTTTTCCTCAGACTATTGATGGGGAGATTATTGTAAAGGTATACGATGAACAACATACCATCAACTCGTAAGTACGGGAACAAAAAAATAGAGGCATATGGGATCAAGTTTGACTCCAAACTAGAATTCTATTGCTACAATGTATTTAAAGATTTGGGATTTGATTTTGACTTCCAGAGAACTGTGCTTTTGCAGGAAGGCTTTAGATATGTAGGTAAGGCGATACGACCTATAACAATGATAGTTGATTTTGTCCTGAGAATAAATGGAACATCATACTACGTTGATACAAAGGGGTTCGCTACCGAAACATCTAAGCTTAAATACAAAATGCTCAAGTATCAATTGAAGGATGACTCAAGTACAGATGTTATTTGGTTGCATTCCCAAAAAGAAATCAAAGAATTTGTAAATAAAGTTAATAAGTTAGAAAATGAGTAGTGTAAACAAAGTGACATTATTAGGAAATGTCGGAAACATCGAGGTTAAGAGCTTCGATAACGGAAAAAAATTAGTTCAATTATCTTTAGCTACGTCTGATGGCTACAAGAAGAATGATGAGTGGGTAGAGAAAACAGAATGGCACAGATGTATTTTTGCTATTCCTGCGTTAGCTGATCGTGCCGCATCAATTCAGAAAGGTGATAAGATCTATGTTGAGGGAAGCATTAGTACAAATGCATGGACAACTAAGGATGGTGAGAAGAAAGAGATTAAAGAAATCTCATGTACGATGTTCAAGACATTCTCTAGAGCAAAATCTGCTGAACAAGAATTCAACCAACCTAAAACAACAGTAACTAAGCCTGCGTCAAGCTTCGATGATTTCGGAGATAGTCCCTTTTAATATTTAAGAAACGGAACCACCTAATAGTATTGGGTGAGTACCTTGCGGACGAGGCGCACGTTGTCGCAAGTAGCTGTGTAAGGTATAAAGCCACGCGCTTACACAATACCACCAAGCTAAAGTCGGGTGGTTTATTACCAAGTAGTAACTTACCAAGTAGTAAGGAGTAATTATGGAAAAATACGAATTAGATTTAACAGCTGGAGATGTAGGAGAAATCATTGAGATTATCCGTGTTCAGCATTTAAGATTACACGCAGAACCATTCGCTAGTAAGATAGGAATGAAAGAAAAAGTTCTGTTATCTATTGAAGAAGGGAGAGGGCCACATGGTTTACTTGCCCTCAAGAAAATGAATGAAGCCTTCCACAATGTGAAGGTAAAAATACTTGTAGAGGTATATTAACGACCTTGACCTACGTTTCGCTTTTTGTACAGCTTAGAACCTTTGATCTTACTTGATCCTTTCTTAGCATGAGTTCCTGGACGCTTCTTTTTAGGAGTTTCCAACTTCAGTGTTGTACCTGCTTGCTTTGCCATTATTTAAAGAATTTACGTTTCTTGTCTCCTCTATTCTTAGATTGAGATTGACTAATAGTTTTTGTCTTAGATACGTGAGCTACATCCTTCCCATCATGATTGCCATGAGTTCCGTTTGCACGATTGATTGCCTGTAGTACAGTACGATACTTCTTACGAGCAGGAGTATCTTGGTAGTTAGTATCATAAGCTACCTTTTTCTTACGGGCCTCCGGATGAGTCTGATAATACTTAGCACTCTTAGAGTTACCTGTTTTAGTACCTGCTAGTTTATTTCTCATTAGAATTCATTTATTAAACAGTAACTTACTAATTTCTCAGTCTTTAATAGTCTGATCATAGTCTTGTACTTGTTTGGATTATTTACTACTTGGCATCCAGCAGACCACCAGCCGATGTCATTACCTACTGCACCATCAAGATTATAAGTGTTAGGATGAAAGTTTATACCATAGTATCCTTCTTGTAGCTTTCCTTGCTCTTCAGACTTAACGTCCTTGTCAGTATCACGATATACTTTTATCTTACTGCCTAGCTGAAGTAATCCTTCTACCTTACCGTTGTGCTTTCCGTACTTCCAAAGATTGTAGTACCACTCATCAGATTTAACGACAGCAGCACCATCATTATTTACTTTCTCGAATTGCTTTAATGTAGGTGTGCCAGGATTAGTGGTAGCTGTAGTTACCTCGATAAACTCTTCACCTTTGAATAGGTATATCTTATCGTCAAACTTATTTGGGGTGTCTTCGTTAGATCTAACACCCAATAGCCAATAGCCTTCAGGTATTTTTTTGTAAGAGTCGAGTTGTTTAACTCTATCTAAAAGTTCTTTATCTTTAAATGTGCGAACCATATTATTTCCATTTGTCTAATTCGTCTTTTGATCTAGAGACAAATTTCTTCATTGATGATAAGATATTCTTACCGGTAACAGACTCGTATGATTCATTCATGCTCTTAACTTCTACAACTACGCAGAAGAATGCTACAAATTTTGTCATTATAAGGTCTATAGAGATGAAATTAGCCACGATATCTCCTGCGATGTACTTCTCAATCAACCAAGTGAAAAAGATTCCTCCTGAGTAAAGAACGGATTTTGACATTGTGTCAGCTAATCTTCTTGATCTGAATGATACCCATCCATTTTTCTTTACCGATCTCCACACTCCAAAGCATGTATCAATAAAAATTGCTAGTAAGGAAACGTAAATCATCGGCAACACAGGTGAAATCACCACAACAGCACTAGCAAACATCATCATCATATAGTTTTTCATAATAACTTCCTGTATATATTATATAATAAGTATACAATAACAAAGATAATTAAAAATGCTAACAGGTTACTTAAGAGCTTCTTCCACCATGGGTACTTCTCATAGTACTTGACAGGTATCTTTCTCTCAACGATTTTAGTAATGTAAACAGGATCACATTTGCCCTGAATATATACCTTCTTTTCTTTTGGTACATACCAAGCCTTTACAGTGACTCTATCTTTAGTTATTGTGATTGTATCAGTGAGTTCTTTTAACGTCACTACGGTGTCCGTATGGACTTCAGGGACGTACAATGTAATGGTATCATGCACAATTAATGTGTCCTGAGTTAACAAATAAGGATACTTCTCAACTAAACGAGTGAATCTTTTTAGTGGGCTACAAGAAGCCAATAAGATTAGGAATGGTAATAGATATTTCATTAGTATGTTTTTGTTAATGTGAATAACTCTGAATAGATAATATCTCCTATGTTAGCAGTACCCCATTGAGCAGTAATTACAAGTGTGTTATCTATTGTTGTGTCGAATCCTGTAGATGTCTCAGTGCTAAAGTTAGCACCTTCAAATGCATTTGATGCATTCTTATTATATATAAATGATCCTCCTGTTGCTATAGAAGCTACACCTGATGTCCCAATCGTTCTGATTGTAAAATTAACATCTAACTTCCAATGCTTACTTGTTGTTGCTGGCATTGTAATTATACCTGTATCAGCTAATGCAATACCATCTGATTTCAGTCTAATGTGAAGTGTATGATTATTAATAGATGATATATGACCTGTAAGTACAGCTAAGAAGCTATCTCCAACTTTAAATCCATTAGCAGGTACAGTTAATGTTCCTACTCCACCATCTAGTAAAGATGTCTCAACGGTGGTATTCGTTATGCGTGCACTTGAACTTGTCTGAGTATATAAACCTTTTGGAGCTGATGAGTAATCAGGAACATTCAATACATTGTTTACAAACGTAGAAGGACCACTTGATCCTGTTGTAGTTAATGTGATTTTATCTTGTTTGCTATCTTGTAGATCCGTTATATCGGAGTGTACGGATAACAAATCATTTTCAATTGCTTTGATTTCAGATGACTGGGCATTAGACAAATTAGCTAACGCCCTTATGTCATCGATGTTTTTGTTAGCCATAAGTCCATTGAGTGTATTCTTTTTCTGAACGCTCCCTGTTTCGACTAATCGTTTGGACTTAGGCTTGTACATTACTCCTCCTCTTTCTTCGACTCTTGTGCCGCAGCATTAAGAATGTTGAGGATACTGATACCATACTTTGTTGGCATCTCGCTGATAATTGCTTCAAGTTGTTTAACTTGCTCTTCGTTTAAAGTGATCATAGTATAAAATTTTCGACTAATTTACGAAATAATTGTTACTCCAATAGCATCTGCTACATATTGATTCACAACTGAATTATCAGTCCCCCAAGTTTGAAACTGCTCCTCAGTCAAAGTGTAGTTCCCTTGTGAAAGTTGAACGCCTTCTTCGGTTAGTAATTGCCAATACGTTGTGCAAGTCGTTGCAGTGGTTTCAAAGTTCAATACAAGTACGCTTAATCGTGTCGCAGTACCTTCGTTAAGTGGATATACGATTGGTTGAATCGCTACTCCGTTTGTGTTTGTTTCCATATTATGCTAATAAAATTTTTCTTGCTACTCCGTTTATAATTACGTTCCAAACTTGTGTGGATGCGTTTACTTCAGTTGTTACGCTTCCCGCATTTGTTCCCGTGCTACCTACTACAAATTGATTGTTTGCAGTTGCCGTTGCCGTGCGTCCAAGAATTACCGAGCCACTAAAATTACCCGATACTGTATCTGCTCCAAGTACACTATTGCTATCTCCCGTTGTATGTGCAAACAATGCGTTTCTTCCAAGTATAGAATTGTTTGAACCCGTTGTAAGTGATTGAAGCGCTTGTTGACCAAGAACGCTATTACTACTACCGTTACCCGTTCCTTCAACTGCTCTATGTCCAATTACTGTATTTTGAGCTCCCGTATTATTTAACATTGCACGTCTACCAACAGCAACATTTGCTCCATTGTTACTATTTCGTAAAGCAGTTTCCCCAACTGCTACGTTTTCTTGACCCGTAGTTGTTGCAAACAAAGCTTGATAACCAACTGCCACATTTGAAATAGCAGTTGTATTTGCATTTAATGCTTGATATCCTAAAGCAGTGTTTGTTGCTTGTTGCCCACCACCTAGTCCAATTGTAAGCGTGTTTAACCTCGCAGTACCATTAACGTCAAGTTTGTATCCTGCGTCTGTGGTGGTGTTGATGCCTACGTTTCCCGTTGCACCAAATAATCTAAATCTTTCGGTTTGAGTGATACCCGTTGAAATTGTAAAATTAGCAGTTGATGTATTGTTATATAGTACAATGCCAAAACCATTATTTCCCGATGATGTAAATGTTGCTTTCCGTAGTAAAGAAGAACTTGCAAATGTACTACCAAATATTTCTAAAGCTCCATATTCTCCTAAATCATTATAAATAGATAAATAAGCCTCACCCGTCGCTGTATTATTTCTTGTACCAATTCCAACTGCTCCATTAGCAACGGATGATTTTATAACGCTAATATCTTGTGCAGGACTACTCGTTCCAATCCCCAACCTTCCATTCGTATTATCCCAAAACAAGTTAGCCGATTCACTCACTACATTTCCCGTACCTTCAAACAATACACGTCCAACAGTACCCGAAGTGATTGCAGTCGTACCGATTGTGATTCCCGTAGATATAGTGAATGTTCTATCTGCTGAAAGGTCTTGTGTAGTTCCGTTTATTGTTAGGGTGCGTGATGTTGGGACTGGAGTGAATCCGAGTGCGTTTTGTTTCCCGTTGAATGTATTCCAATCAGTCGATGACAAAGCACCCGTTGTGGTAGTGTTCGCAGTTGCAATGCTTAAAGTCCTATTTGCTGACAAGTCACCACCTCCGCTCAAAGGTGCAGTTGTTGAAATTGTGCGAGTCGTTGGGACGTAGCTAGATAATCCACTTGTTCTTACAAAAGGATTAACACTAGTATTCGTGAATTCAGATAAATCGTAAAGCCCTGGATCAATAGATGCAGAGTTCGTTACGTTAACAATGTTTACCGTTGGTGTAGCAATGATATCTACTACATCTTCTGTTATGCTTACTGATATATCTACACTCATCTTGTTACGTCATTTGATACATTAAATATTCCCTCTATCCATGTCTTAACTTCTCCATTGGATAATGTTATTTGGATATCGTACTTATATGAAAAAGCCTCTAGTTCAATGATTGTTTCATTGATCTTAAACTCTCCATTGGCAGCATTAGTAATCGTAATGCCATTTGAGTCTACTGACGTTAGCTCTAAATAAACATCTCCACCATAGTCAGTACGTAACTGCATACGGATAACAGCTCCCGTTAAATCTAAAGGAACAGCGTTTACGTTGATCTGGAAAGGTACTTCCTCGAAAGTATCTCCTCTCTTAGTGGATAGGTTTAATGTATTCATTAGAATGGACTTGGTGTTGGTTTCGGTTTGTACTCAATAAGCTCAAGGTCTTTAACCCACATGAACTCCTCGTTCGTGCAGTAAATCATCTCCTCAGTTGAGATTACCCATTCTTCTGTAATCATTTGCACAGGGTTGAATAGACTGTCAGCAGAGTAAGGCTTACCTGCAATCTCATCTTTTTGTTCTACTGTTAGCAATCCTACTAAGGTTGCTAAATCTTCGGTTGTTATGTCTGCTAGTTTCATACTTGTTCTTTAAATTTCTTTAATATATCTCTAAATAGCTCATCCTTATATGTACCACGCGCTTTGTTTGCCCATACACATACAAATTGAACGTTACCTTCTACATATCCTAAGTCATTATCAATTCTATCCAAAGATACTAAATAAGGACTAGATGTCATTTCACGCTTCTCAAGAAATGTTTTTGGACATAACATTTCTATATTTGTATAAGCACATTTAAAATCTTGCTTCTCTAATATATCCTGCAAATTATCTATACTTACTGTAAATGGATATTCTCTTGACTTAGCACCTGCTTTCCACCTCCCAAATAGTGAATTATAAATATTTTTAGTACCTCCTTTATTGCAGTTACTAGGTTTTCTTTTTCCCGATGCCCACGTACTTAATGTTCTTTGCCCTCTTCCTTGTTTTCTATCTACATTATTTCTTTCAAGAATCATTTTTACTTTTTCTTGACCTACTGAATACTTTTTAAGTATACCAACTAAAGACATACCATTTTTATAGTCTTCACATAATGCGTCTTCATATTCAAACTTTAATTGATTGATGTTTGAATACAATGCAGATTTACCCATCATCTCAACACCATTCATCTTTAATACTCTACGTACTCTTTCCGTAGTTGCATTTAAATCAGTTGCAATTTGTTGTACTGTCTTCTTCCCATAGTTGCCTACTATATATTCAGCATCTAATGGCTTTAAATTATTCCATCTTCCCATAAGACAAATATACAACAGTGTAAGCATATACCCTAAATATTTCTACTCAAACTTGTTTGATATGCTTGAACTCGTGTGTATAGGTTTGATGCTTCGGTGTCGGTAAGTCCATCTCCTATTGAAGAGAATGCACATTGTTTGTTATCATATGAATTTGGTGAACCTGAACCGCTTAAAGCTCCAATATAATTATTTGTATTTTGAACGCCAATTGAAGCATCAGTTTGTGCTATTATTGAACTTTGTACAAAATTTCGTGTTCCTGCAGAACTTATTCTATTTGCAACAAAATAGCCTAATGAATTTGTAGTTGATATAGGTAAAGTAGTTCCTGTACTATTAATTCTTAAATAAGTTTGATTTGCTGCAAATGTTAAAAATATAGCTGATTGAGAGCCGCCTGAACCAACACCACCCATTGAACACGACGAAAAAACGGAATTAGTGCGTGAATAAAAACTTAAATGTCCTGAATTTGCATCAGTTATTTTACACTTCGTATCAGCATATCCATTAGTTCCATTAGGAGTAGCACCATTACTTGAATGCGTCCATCCTCCGTTGAATACTAATCTAAACGCAGCGTCTGAGTCAACAGGATTAACAAGGTTATACTTGAACTGTGATGCGATGTATGCTTGTTGTGTAGTTGCTATTGGTTGGTAGGTTGTAGCGGTTGAGCCTTCTTCTAATTGAATACCCCAAATAAATGCTCCTGATACTGTATCACCAATAAATGATTGAGCGCGTGTTGCACTTAATGAATTAATTAATAAAGTGTAGATTCTGTTACCTGTTCCTGTTGATGTTGCTGTTCTGCTAAAAGAACATCTATACCAACCATTTCCTGCACTTGTTATCGTAGCAATTCCACCTAAAACAGTTCCTAAAACTCCATTTTGTAAATCAAAATTTGCATATTGTGCTGCACCAAACTGACCTGTATCATAAGTCAATTGAATATTCCTACCGTTATATTTTGCATAAATAGTAGAGGTATAAGTAACGCCTGATGTTGCATTAATATTATCAGTCATTATAATTCCGTGATAGGAATTAACCGTATTGTCAGTTAATTTATCTGCAGTTAATGTTCCATTCGGAGCGGTTGTTGAATTAATAACTACAGTTGAATCTTGTTTACCCCAATAAGCATTACTGAAATCCTCAGTATAACTTAATAAGTTTCTATTATCAGTAACAAAAGGATATACTGCTTTCATTTTTGACCATAAGCCATCTGATTTAAGTCCTTTGACTAGATTGTCAATCGCAGCTTGTTGAGTCGCTCCTGTGATTCCTGAGGCAGCAAAGAACGCAGCGGCATTTGCATCAATAGATGGTGCAATAATACCTCTGAGGCCTATACCTACATATTTGTCAGTATTTATAGAATTACCCATATTAACTTATTAAGCTACGTATGTAACGATAAATGTAGTTCCTGTAGCATTCCATGTTACAGCTCCTGAGTAGAATTTACAACCAAGTCCTCCTGCATCAAAGTTAAGAGTAACTCCAGCACCAATAGATACAGCTGTACCACCTGACAATGTTACTGTCCCTGCGGCAGCTCCTGAATTGTAGATTGAGAAACTATTACATTCTCCTGCGATTGATCCTGCTGCGGTACTAGTAAGTATGTAAGGATATCTAGCAGTCATCGTAGCATTGTTCGAAGATGCCCATTGCGATATAGTTCTTACTAAATCAATAGCACTAGTTTGAGTATTTGATAACCCTAAATTAGTCACATCCTTTACGTACAATCTCAATGAGTTGTTCTTGTCGTTAGCGATGAAGTTAATTAATACATACCAGTTATTCTTAGCATCCACCTCAGGTGAGAAACTTTTCATCGTCTCAAACTTGTAGAATTCTTGATTATTACTAGTAATTATCTGTAGCTGATTATTTATGTTATATAATTCCATTTCTTTATTTATTAAGTAGTTATTCTAATGTAGTAACAATCGTTAGCCTTGCGTCCATTCGCATCAGTAATTCTAACCTTAACCAACGCATCGCTTGAAGCAATCGTAGGAGCCAATGTAACAGATGCTGAAGTAGATGATCCACTAATAGTAATCTGAGCTCTTGAGTCCTGAATAAACCATTGGTATGTATAAGGAGCAACTCCACCCGTAGGAGTAGCTAACAATGTATTTGAACCTGTCTTAGTTACATCCACATATACTTGGTATGTTGTCAATGTATTCAAGTACGTAGTGATGGCAGTAATGACTTGTTGGATTGAATATGTCCCAGGAGCTAACCCGTAAGGATTCTCAGCAACAGTAACACTAGTCATTCCATCCAATTCATTCACCATGTTAGTAGTGTATGCCTCTAACAAAGCAAGGATATCATTCAATGAAGCTCCACAAGGAACCTCTAACGTATTCAATATACCATCAAATACCGTAATATCAGAAGTCTTATTCGGACAGTTATCCGAGCAAGAACAATTTGAATTTGTGCTTCCGCAACCTGTACAGCTCATATCTTAACAATTACAATTTTCACTTAAGTTATTCATTAAACACTGCTCCGATTCTTCGCATAACACTCCGTAAGGTAAGCAATGTAATACATCCATGATCAAATGGTGCTTGAATAAAGTACTCCATTCAGGCCCACATTTTAATCCGAATAATTCTTTTGGTCGAATAGTATCGATATCCTCTACTAATTCGTATTTCTTTTTCTTGATAAAGTTACTAAATCTTGGCGTATAGTAATCACAGCAGTCAAAGCACTCAGTACCTGTTACGCTGAAACGATCAAATAATCCACCTGATAAATATGGTCCAAATGGACATTCATTAGTTGAATTTAACAATGTGAATGTTGCAGCTGAATTTGAAACAGTTTGTGCCACGGCCCATTTATCTCCTTTAAAGAATAAATAAAATATCATAGGCGTACCTAAGTACGTAATACTAAATGAATAGTATGGATAACCATTAAATCCTAAGGTATTGCCAAATTCATCTAAAACTATCGAAGCTACAGGTGTATAGCTATTGCCAGCGTATGTGAATGCTAAATTTAATTTTTGATCGCAACATCCACACTCTTTATCGTATACTTTAATGTAATATCCTGATACACCTAATGCTGATGTAGCTACTCTGAAAGTACCAGGGCCAGGAAGAGTCTGCCAATTACCTAGTGGACAAGCTAATGTTCCATCTGTTAATTCAGCTACGTTAACTCCTGTATCAGTTCTTCTAAAAGTCCATCTACCACTTGTTGTATTGTAGTAAATCTCATAATTAATATTTGATCCTGACAGGTTAGAAGTAAATTTATATACTTTCTTTCCATTGATATATTGACCTCCCCACGTAACTACTATAGCTGTTCCACTCTCTGGAACAAGTCTAAAAGAGATACAATCTAAATCCCAATCACACATTGATGTTGGACAAGGACTAGTCGTAGAAGGAAGGACTCCAAATACTACTGTTGAACTCAATGGAGTACTGAAGTAAGACATCTCCCATTGTTCATTGACAGAATCGTAATCTATACGAATAGGAGAAGTAACTCCCGGACTCCAAATAGTTGTCTCTGTTGTTTCAAAGAAATTATTTGTACCATCGTTGTATACATTGAAATCAACTGTATCTACAAGTAAATCTGTGGACGAATTATATATGTCCATAGTTACTCCGCAGAGGCAAGTCATTACCTCATCACAATTGATATTTTGGTTACAAGTACAGCTCATTAGTTACAGCAACAAAGTGATTTAAGTATATCAATGTGCTTCTGAGCACTTACCCAGTCTTGCGCACACGCAGCGAATTCTAATCCATCCATTACTACTCGCATCTTCATAGCTTTCATAAAGTCCTTATTATCACACATATCTTTACATGGAGATGACTGCATTCCGCAGAAAGCATCAGATACTGCCTTACGGTAGCAATCCATGATTGAAATACATAATACTACAATCTTTTGAGTACTGCAATAGCGAGTGTCACTACAAGCAGAGGTATCAGTATAAAGACTCCAATAAGTATGGTTCGTATCAAGAGCAGGATCAACATTAGTAGAAGAACCAACAGCTTTGTACAATACGCCATTGCGTAAGACAATCGGTTGTAAAAATGCTTGGTAGTAAACATCGTCTCTCCAGTTTGGATATGTACAAATCTCAACAGTCCAAATTCCATCAACGTCCGTATTAATGAAGTTGTATGCAAATGAATTGCTTGATACTAAATGAGATGGGATCGTCTTGTCCTTGTGTGCAACATCTGCCGTAGCCATGATGTATGAACTACCATCTCCTCTTGTGATAGTGATAGTTCTACTAGTAAAGTCTGTTGACTCATGTCCTGGCAAGTCATTAGTAGTGTAATTTGACGTGTCTTTAAAAGAAATCTTCTTGCAATCACAAGATATTTCTAATGAACTACATCCATCAACTAGTAATGAAGCTTTAAATGGGTTATTTATAGGTGTTGCCATCTTATATTATTGTTACAAATTTAAGTTTTTATTCGATACTTATTTTTTAGTCAATTATTGTATGTTTGAAGCATCATCAATTTCATCGATGGTTTCTGATTCATTATAATCATCTATGTCATCAATACTTACTCCTCCTGTAGATGATTTATATCTTGGTTTAAAATTCTGAACACCTGCTCCAAGTAAGTTTAGCATAGTTAATCCTGTTCCTGCTACAACGCCATGCTCATCATTCAATTTTTTAACATCTTGAGTCCAAATAGGAACTGTTAAATCTTGTGCCCATACAGGATATCCTAGATCATTCCAAATACTATTTTCTTTTTCTTTTTCTAGTTTGTCTTTTTCTTGTTGAGATGCTGTTTTATCAAGGAAATCATATCCCATTCGTGGAATAGGAGCTAATTTATTAGCAAAAAAGTCTTTAGCTATATCAAACTTTGTTGTTCCTCCAAATTTTTGATTTAATTCCTCAACTTGTGCTGAAGTTAAGTTTTTCTTTTGGCCCATTAATATTTGAGATGCACTTCTGTAGAATGGTAAGAAACCTCCTAAGAAATCAACTCTAGTATTTCCATTTTTAATTTTGCCAAAATCAGAGCTTCTTGGATCTAATTCTACTGATGTATCATCATCATCATCATTATTATAATATAAAGCAGCTAATGCAGTCATTGTTGTTGCCATTGCAAAGAATGTACCTGTTTTCTTTAATGCCATTTTTCTTGCAGCAGGAGATAATTTAGCATAATAGAAAGGATTCATACCTACATTAATACGAGACGAAATTAATCTAGGTGAAAAGAATACTGATCCTAATTTTAATGCTAGATTCGGGTCCATTGTACCTCTACCTGTTGCATTATTTATATAATTAGCCCAAGATTTGAATTCATCTTTATTTGCTTCTGGAGTAAATCCCATTTCTTTTAGTGCATTTGCTCCATCTAAAAATGATTGAACACGTAGATTATTTAAGAATCCTGAATATGCATACTCAGATCTTTTATATAGATTGGTTCCTGGAAGTACTGTCTTTCCTTTTATCTTGTATGATTGACCTAATATTGGAATTTTGTTACCTAAGTTATTAGCTAATACCTCTTCCATTGCTGATAATTTACCGCTTTGTTCAGCAATAAATAATCCACTTTCTTTTAATAAAGGATAATATTCAGATGATTTTAATTCAGCTATCCATTTGTCATATTTATCAGGATTAGCCCAAAAAGAAAACATTTGCGCTATTTGCTTTCCTGATTTAATAGGATTTTGAGTAAGCATCATAATGATGCCCTGTCTTAATGGAGCAGATACATCTATTGATGCTTTTAATCCTTTAGGTAAATTTGAAATTGACGAAAGACCTCTTCCTGCTTTGGCATACCAAGGAGCTGCTGCCATCTCGGCTTTTTCTAATTCATACTCATAATCAGTAATCAATTTTTGACGCTCAATTTCTAATTTTCTAGCTTCATCATCTATTCTGATAGATTCAGGTTTAGGTTTTTTAGAGAAATCTTTTTCAGTGATACGTCTCTGCAAATCTTTATTACGATCAGATAAACGTTTCTTATACTGCTCTAATCTCTTGGCTCTTCTTTCTTCTATTTGCTCATCAGTTAATGGCTGTTGTCTTCTTAACTGCTCAAGTTCAGCATTTAAAGCGTCTCTCTTATCTTTAAGTTCTTGAGCTTCTTTATCTAATAATGTAGATTGCTTACCTTTCTTAGCTAAATCATTTCTAAGTATCTTCTCCTCAAGTTCGGCAATTTCATTTTCTTTTCTCTTCTTGTAAGATTCAAGCTTTTGTTCATTCATGAACTCTATATCTTCAAGTGATAATGGCAACTTAGCCATCTCCTCTCTGATTGCTCTTTTTAGTTGCTCTTCCTGTTCAGATAATCTTCTTCTAGCATCTCTCCTCGCTTTTTTACTTTTTAAGTTATCGAAAAGAGAATTATTAGCTAATGCTTTTTGTATATCCTCAAGCTTAGATAACATTCTACCAATGCTTTTTATTTCATTGATTTTCTTTTGTACCTCATCTTTAGTAGGATTTACTTGCTTACCGTAATTACTAATAGCATCTCTTATCTGTCTATCACTAGCATCAGTAAACATTGCCTGAACATCTGCTCTAACATAGTTGATTACATCCTCTATCGTCTCTGCTCCTTGCTCTACTGCTTCGCGAATTAATGCTGTACTTACAGATATTTTACCATCTTTAGATGACACATACGTATTATCTTCTTTGGTTTTCTTCTTGCCTTTTCTACGAGCATTATCTTCCTTGATGTCATTTACTGCTTCAGAATCACTTGATTTTTCAGCTTCTTTTTTAAGTCTTTCAATTTCTTTATTAAGATCCTTAATTTTATTGCTTGCTTCTCTTAGTTTCTCCTCAAGACCTTCAGGCATTTTAGTATCAGCGTACTTAGCTCTTACTTTATTAACCATCACTGCAGCATCATATTGAGAGTTAAGCATTACTCTTCTTAAAGCCAATGATAGACCATTAAAATACCCTGTAATGTTAGCCATTACATCATAGTCAGCAATTTTCTGTTCAACTATATCTATTTCATATTTTAATAAATCTTCAATATCTGCATTGTTATTTTTAGATAATCTTTCATATAAATCAGCTAATTCATTATCAAGTCCAACTTTATAGTAAGACATAGCAACTGTCTCAATTGGATCTAATGAACGACCTTTAACATTAATGATTTGATTGATTATTTCAGAAGGATTAATTTCACCGCTTTCGATTGCTCTTTGACCAGCATCAAGAGCTTCTTTATATGTCATTTTCTCAATCTTCTCAGCAGACAATTCTTTTGCAGCATCACTAGACAATGCATTTTTCATTCCTGAATACTCAGGTCTTAATCTAAAATCATCACTAGACACATAATTAATAACTTCCTGAGCTTCTGCTTCAGTCATTTTATTTTCCTTAACCATTTGATCAGTGACTTTCTTAGCAGCATCATTAAGTGCAAATGTCAAGTCAGCTCCAGCTAATACTAGTTTCTTAGTTAATTCAATTATTGCATTCCATGATATCTGAATAATAGGAGTAGAATTTAATTGACCTTTTAAATTAAACTTTTTGCTATCAAATGCTTCAGATATTTTTCTTTTAAGATCTTCTCTTTTGCTTTTATAAGCTTTCTCAGCAGCGTTAGCAGATGGTTCAGTTACATTAATTAATACACCATCCCCATTGACTTCCATCCATTTATTAGTGGTATTACTGAATACCATTTGTCTATTTCTTGTGCCAGCCTCTAGTGCTGGTAGCGAAACAACTTTAGCATCAGTTCTTGTCTGTTGGTATATTGCCTCTGCCTTTTCTTTTAAGGTATCACTTGTCTCATAAGTAGTGCCGTCAGATCTAAGTGCTTGCCATTGATTGGTTCTTTTGTTCTTAACCATTTTGACTACAGGTGAAGACACGCTTCTACCCGGTACATCAACGGTGATATTAGCTCCTTTTCCTTCAGATACTCTTTCTTTTGCTTCTGTAGTTTCTTCTACTTTCTCTGCAATTGGTTTATCTAGGTAAATAGTGTCTCCTGCTGGAGTTTCTACTACTCGTTGACCATTTATGTTAGTTGTGATTGGTAAGCCCTTGTAAGAGGCTCCAGGGACCATTTTAGTATTGTCCATTGGACTTGGTCTCTCTTCACCTTTTACATCTGCTGTATTACCATTTACTTTAACGGTAAATGCTTTTTCTCCTCCACGCTTATCAATTGCTTTAGCTTTGTATGATTCTTTAGCTTCTGCTTTAGGTGCTTTTTCTGTTTTTACAGGTTCAGCTTTAGCTTCTGCTTTAGGCTCTGCCTTTGTTTCTGCTACAGGTGCTTTCTGCTCAAGCTTGGCTTTTCTATTTTCTTTTCTTTTTAAATCAGCCTTCTCTTGTTTAAGCTCATCTTTATTGTAATTAATAGTAGCATTTCTATCTTCGATGTAGTCTTCTAGATTAGCATCAAGTTCATCAAGCTTCTCTGTCTTTTCTGCCTTAGACATTTTAGATGCTTTAATCTTTTCTTTCTCTGCCTTAACTCTTTCTTTCTCCTCTTGAATATTACTCTTTTCGATACCTATCTCTTCCTCTAAGTCCTCAATCTTCATTGTTGTGGAACTAATGTCTTTATCTAATTGAGTAAGTTCTTGTTGTTCTTTCTTAGATAAAGTAGGTTCAGCTTTAGGTGTTTCTGCCTTAGCTTCAGGTTGTTTAGTCTCAGCAACAGGAGCCGCCTCTTGTGTTGGAACCTCTAATCCTAAGTCTTTAGCGAATGCACGGAATTGTTCTTCAGTAGCTAATTGTGTATCATCTGAAATAATGTAGCCAGCTAATTCTTCCCAAGTCATTCCATTTTTACCACCAACATTCCCTCCATTTCGAGATTCATTATTTGCTCTAGTAAAATATGGATCTATATGCTTTCTGTATGCATTACCAAATTTTCTAAATGGAACTGAATTAAATGCTTTTCTAATAGCAGAATCAATATAACTTGATTTTAATTTACCATCCTTATCTACAGGAGATATTGATTCATTATGTTCTTTAGTAGCTCTTATAGATTGTTCATTAGATCCTTGATATTCAATTTTCTTTCCTGATAAATTAAAACCAGATCTTCTTGATTCACCTTGAATTTCTTTGATAGCTTCTTCTTCAGAAACTTCTTTTCCATCAATAAAGAATTTACCTTCTTCTTTAACCTCAGCAACAGGTGCTTCTACGATAGGTGCTTCTGCAACAGGTTGTGCTGTTTCTGTCTTAGCCTTGAGTCCGTTAATGTTGATTACCTCATCATTAATATATTTATCAATAAGACCATCATTCAATGTTTTCTTAAAATCAGCTTCAGACAGCCACGTATCCGTACCTGGCAATCTATATCTACAAGGCTTCGCCATATTATTTTCCTAATTCTTGATCAATTAAAATAGGTTCGCTAGTTCTCATCAAGCGAGCAATTAAATCACCGTACTCTCCAACGCTTTCTACTTGAATCTCAATGTAATGGTGAATAAGGGGTTTCATCTTAGGACTGCATTTATCCCAAGCTTCTTCGTATTTACCAAGAAGGTCCATCTCCATATCAAGAGCAACTTCAAATGCTTCCATTAAATCATCTACATCAATAGATACAGCTTGTAATGTTGGTACTTCGATTTGCTCATTCATATCATTCATGAATGCCTCTAATCCATTAAAATGCTCTCTCTCACTATTGGACTCTGCCATGAAGAATTTCTCAGCTCCTGTGAAGCCAATAGTTTTCATAGTATTAGATAGGTGTAAATACGCTTGACTAGCCGTAAGTTCTTCTACACCAAGTGCATTAATCATTTTAACTTCTTCTTTTGTTAATAGCTTTTTCATTATCCGCAATCTTTTTCAATTAAATTATTCTTCTCTAGGTCTCTAACGATACTAGCAAAGTTAGTATCTATTTTTGAAATTCTATTATAGTCAGGCCCATACTTTTGCTTTAAGGCTTTCACTGCTTTAGTTTTTGCCGTACCCTTAAGGCTTTTGGTTGATTCTAGTTCAGTAAATGGATTACCTGTTGTAGGTTCAGTTGTTCCCATTTCGGGAACAGTTGTTTCAGTTTCTGCTACAGGTGTAGGTGCGGGTTCAACTACTTCTTGTTCTTCTTGAACCACTCCACTAGGGCTAACCTCTTCTTGGCTTGCTTCAACGACAGGTTCGGCTTGCTTAGGTTCTTCCCCTTTTCGCTCTTCACCTGGTATCCCTTGTTCGTTTTCTTTATCATATTTTTCTAAATCTAAAATGTCAATAGGTTCAGTAAATGAAGATGGATTCTCTCTTTCTTCTTCTACTGTAGATGGTGTTCCTTCTGATGCTTTTTCTATATTGTCTACATCAAATTCAATACCTCCCGTTTCAGTTTCTTTAACCTCTACTTCAGGTTCTTTCTCTACTTTTGCTTTCTTATCGTTTTGCTCAGTCTGAGCTTCAGCGTAATCGTCAACTTTTGATTCAGCTTTATTGATATCCTCTTTAACAGATTCTAATATCTCATCAACTTGTTTTTTCTTAGCTTCAGGTAAAGACTCATATGCAGCTCTTTGTTTGTCAGAGTCTACAATACCAAATCCAACCCCCATAATATAAGTTGATATCACAAATTCCTGAACTTGATCAAGAGTACCAAATCTTTCAGCTACCTCAGCAAAGAATCCTTTATCTCTTAATTCATCAGTGTATATGTTGGCAAATTCATTACCAAATTCCTCGGCTGTTTCTTTAAGACCTTGTACATTCGCCTCTCCAATTTTCTTAAGTACATTGACAGCTTTGTCTGTATTTGCACCAAATATCTTCTCAACATATGAATAAGCTTTCTCAGCAGGTAGTTTCGCCATTAATGCAGCAAATGATTCAGATGCTAAACCTCCAACTAATCCTGATGCAAAATACATCTCTTCTTGAGTAGATCCGAACACACGACCTGTAGCTTCAAATTCAGCAGCAGTCTTTAATGGAGATACTAAATACTTACCATACTTAGTTGA